ATGCCCCGAGGTGCGCCGCGCGAGGTTTGCGGGGGCACCCCCCCACCCCCCTTACGGTCGCCAGGTCCGGTGCGTCACGAACGTGACGCCGACGAGTAGCGGGCCATCGCCGGGCAGTGCTTGCTCGGGCAGGCTGTCGCTCTTGTCGCGGTTGCATTTCCTGTGGCACGGCTGCGTGTTGTCGAGCGTGTCCGTGCCGCCCTTGTTCAGGGGCGTGATGTGGTCAACCTGAAAGCTGAGCGGGTGCCTATGGTCGGCCTCGTAGTCGATCGCCTCGCCGCACACTGCGCAGTCCTCGCGGCGACGTAACCAGTAGCGCCGGAACCTGTTGCGCCGCGCAGTGTTGCGGCCCTCGCTCACCAGACGTACGGCTGATAGTCGACGGGCTTGCGTGCAGCCTCGCCCTTGCGCCGTGCGGCCTTGCGTGACGCCTCGGCCTGGTCGAGTGGTACGTACTCACTGCGCACGTGCTCAGTGCCCTTGCCCAGAGCATTGGCTGCCAGGGCCTCGGCACGCACAGCGGGCGCCATTGTGGGCGGCTGCAGCACGGGGGCCTGCTCAGGGGCCTGCTCAGGGGCCTGCTGTGCGGGGGCCTGCTCGGGGCCGTTCTCCACGACGCCGTTACGTTCCAGCATGGTCGATTACCTCTCAGAGCTTGAAGGGAAAGGGCAGGGCGTTGAACGCTTCTCGGATGGCCTCGCGGATCACGTCGTCGAGGTTGTCGGCGTTGATCCCGCCCTTGAGGGCCTCGCGGATCACGTCGTCGAGATTGCCGATATCGGGCAGGTGCCTGCTGATCAGTGCCACGATCGCGTCATCGAGTTGACTCAGATCAGGCAGGCGATTGGCGATCGCCTCGACCACGTGGTCGATCAGGCCGGGCAGCGCCTCGGCAACCTTGTCGGCGACGGCCTCGGCGATGGCGGGGGCCACCGCGGCAGCGATCGGGGCGAGAATCTTGCCGATGGTTTCGGGTAGGGCCATTTCGTGATTCCTTTCGGGTGACGGATAGGCCCCGTCGTCGATCGCTCGGCCGTAGGCGCTGCGCCGCGCCGGGCCTGCGTGGTGACCAGCCAACGCGGCAAAGGGCTGCAGCGGTGAGCGCCGGGCGCATGGTGCGCCGGTGCCGGATCGACGACGGGGCAGGCGGCAGACCGGCGCGCATGGGAAGGGAGAACCCGCGCGGCTCAGATCGGACGCCAGACTAGAAACGGCCCCATGCAGTCAGATCGTGACTGCCGGGGCCGCTGCGGGCATAGTTGTGCCGTTGCGCGTGCGAGTCTAAAAGCGACTTGCGTCAATCTCGGGCATGCGCCGGAAAATGAAACAGGTAGAACAGATACAACGGAAAACGCCCCGCCAGTGTCGCGGCCCGGCGGGGCGTTTCGTGTTCGGTGCCTAGATCGGGTAAAGCTCACTGCGCGGATACCACTCGCCGCGTAGGTCGTCGCGCGGGTCATTCGTCCAGCGCACCAGGGCGTGACTCTCGTCGGCCGTGACGATCGTGCCCCGCAACTCACGCGACCAGTGCCGATCACTCTCGCCATAGATGCCGGGCACCAGCTTTACGGCCTGCCCCTTGGTGCCGGTCTTGGCGATCACGCCAAGCTCGATGTGCCCCGCGCGGTCGTGGTACGAGTAGCACGCGCCGCACCAGATCCAGTTTGCAGTTTCAGTCTTGGTCTGCATTTCGGGCTCCTATCCCTCTGTGTAGTTTTCAATCCTCGGCGCCGGGGCGCTGTTGGTACACATACAGTAACCCGCGGACTGTATGCATGTCAACACCAAGCGCCGAAATTCCTTGGTACGCTGCTCACGCCGCTAGTGAGGGGATGGCGGCACAACGCAAGGCGCCCCCGGCGATCGTGACCGGGGGCGCCTTGTCGCGAGGGCTAGTCGCGCCAGCCCAGCGACTCGCGGATCGTGCGCAGGTCGACGATGCGGTCGAACTCGTCGCGCGTGATGAACGCCCACGACTCGACGGCGTACTCGCCACGGCCGTACGAGGTGTCGGCAACCTTGGCGCCGAGCTTGACGTGCATCATGCGCAGGGGCGTGCCCTCGGGAACGCCGCTCAGTGCACCCTTGGCGAAAACCTCGATCGGGCCGTCGACGCCCATCACGACGCCGGTCACGTAGGCGTGAGCGTTGTCGAGGTTGAAATTCAGGCCCTCGGTAGCGTTGAGAGTGTTCGTCATGGTGGGCTCCTATCCCGTTGTTGATATACATACAGTAGCACAGGTGTTGCCACACATACAACCCGAAACGAGAAACGCCCCGCACTTGGCGGGGCGTCTCGTCGGCCGGGGGCCTTAGCTCAGGGCCAGGGCCTCGGCGCCGTACGCGGTCCACATGCTCGATCCGACGTTCTGGCGATTCCAGGCCCGCGCCTCGTCGTAGTTGTCGAAGGTGTGCACGCAGTCGGCCAGTTCGACGACGTAGGTCTTGAACTCGTCGGCGTTGGTGATTTCCTGCATTTTGGGCTCCTATCCCGTTCCGTTGTTGGTATCTATACAGTAGCACGGGCGCTGTATGCATGTCAACAGTTCGAGCCTCGAAAGTGATTGCCGCGCAACGCTTCTCATAATCTTGCTAGATAGGCTAAGTAATTCCTGCCGCCCACGCCGCTGCGCCGCTCCCCTGCAACGCCGAAAGCCCCGAGGCGTCGAAACCTCGGGGCTTTGCTGGCGATCAGGCGAAAACACGCTGACCTGCGACGACGGCCAATGCCGGCGGTCCTGCAGCGGTTAGCTGGCAGGTGTACCGAACAGCCGCCGCAGCCGATCGCGGGCAAGCTCCTGCCCGGCGTGGTGTAGCTGCCAAGCCATCGAATCGTTGAACCGCTGCAGCGCCTTCTCGACGCGCTGGCGCTCGGCGTCGCCGAGGTGGCTCAGGTCGATACCGTCGAGGCCGCTCATGCACGCACCGCCTCGGCAGGCAGTGCCACGGCCTCATGCACGACGAACACCATGCCGTCGAGCCACGGCGCCGGGTCACCGCCGGTGAGGCTGTCGGCCGCCGCACGGGCTTGCATCGGGCCGAACTCGCCAGGGTTGCGCATCATCACCTCTCGGGCCTCGACGTGCGTGCCCCGCCAGACTTCGTGCACCTCGGCTGGCACCAGGCCCTCGGCGGCACATGTGCGCGCCAGCGAGTCGTGCGCGTTGCCGGTGAGAAGCGCCTCGACGTCGGCCAGATCGAGCGCCGACAGTGCGCGGTCGCTGACTGGCTGCACGCACACGACCTGCTCGCCGACCTTGGCGCCGATCGCGCCGACCCACCGCGGGCCGTAGCTCAGCCGGTTGGGCTTGATCCGGTACTCATGCGTGCGGTGCGGCGCCAGCAGGTCGTGCGCGTCGCCCGACCAGTCGATCGGCGCCACCTGCTCGGCCACACGGAAGTACGGCCCCGGCACGTCGTCGTACCACGTCGGTATCTCGCGGGTCTGCCCGGCGAGCGGGCCGTCGAGGAACAGCACAGCCTTACTCGCCACGGAACACCGCCAAGGGCAGACGCGCCTGCCTGAGCGCCCACGTGCGCCACGATTCCAGCGGCCGGGGCATGGTGGCTAGGTGCGTGTATTCGGCGTCCCAGAACCGCACCAGCGGCCCCGTAGCCTTACGCCGCCACACATGCGAGCGCAGCACATGCCAACGGTCCTCGATCGCGTCGAGCGCGCCGTCGTACACGTCCTCGGCGAGCCACCGCGCGCGCTGGGGCAGCCCCTTGGCGACGGCCACGAACGCGAGCACCAGGGCGCGCAGCGCGTCCCACAGATCGACGGCGGCCTCGCGCACGGTCGGCTGCTTGGGCGTCACCTGCACGCCGAACAGTTGGTAGAGCCACTGCGGGTAGCCGTGCTGCCGGGGCAGGTTGAACGAGAACGAGATTTCTCGGCGCTCCTGCAGCGTGCGCACAGTCTGCGCCTGCCACGGCAGCAGTTCGCCCTCGGGCACGCTCAGCTTGGCGATCGGCTCGTCGGCGCTCACGTAGCCCACGGGCTCGAAACCGGGCGCCGGTGCGACGGCGGCCACGATGCGGCCCGCGTCGATCACGTCGGCGAGCAGGTGATCGGTAGCGGCCCACGGGTTTGGCACGTCGTTGCCGTCGTCGCCCTTGATCAACACCGGGGCGCCGTGCAGCGCAGCGCCCAGCTTGCCGCCGACGTCGTGCCCGTCAATCTCGGCGAGGTCGAGCGTGTGCCCCTTGCTGTCGAGGGCCGCCGCAGCAGCCACGACGTCGCTGTCGATCGGTTCGGTTAATGCGTGCTGCCCCATCAGAATTGCCCCTTGCGCTTGCGGTCGTCGCGCGTGACGGTGCCCTCGTCGTCAGCGTCGCGGATGGTCATATCGGTGAACGGGTCGGCGTAACGCCCGGCGTTGCCCCAGACGAATCGGACACGGCCGCCGTTCGCGTAATGCACCGCCGCGCGGCCGTTCGCACGACACAGGCGCTCGATATTCCCGCCGCCCTCGGTGTGAATGATCTTCTCGGCGAGCCGAAATGCGTACTGCGACATGAGCGGAGTCGGCGACCAGAACTCGACGGCGAGCCCCCGCCGCGCATTGGCGAGCGCGACGTCGAGCAGGGCCGTGGTCTTACCGTGCTGCCGGTCATGGCTGAGCACGGTCAGGGTTGGCATGGACATGCGTTACTGCCCCTTCACGTTGAGGATTTGGCGCAGTTCGGCGTCGACGGTCACCAGCGTGTCGGCGTCGCGCATCACGACGTCAATCGGCTTATAGGCGTCGGGAATCTCGTCGACCCACGCCTCGCCGTGCCGGTACTCGATACCCGCCATGCGGTCGGCGAGGTCGTCGACGGTAAACAGCTTGCGAGCCTTGGTACGCGAGAACCGGCGGCCCGCACCATGCGGCGCCGAGCACAACGCCTCGGGATTGCCCTTGCCGGTGACGACGTACGAACAGGTGCCCATGCTGCCGGGAATCAGGCCCCGCACACCGGCGTTCGCGTCGATCGCACCCTTGCGGGTCAGCCACACCTCACGACCGCCGTGCAGTTCCTTCTGCGTGTAGTTGTGATGCGTGTTGATCGTCTCGACGACAGTCTCGGACGGGTCGACCGGCACGCCGGTGCCGACCTCGATCCAGTGCCGGAACGCCTGCGCGAAACGGTCCATCATCTCGGCGCGATTGAAGAACGCGAACCGCTGCGCCCACTGCAACTCGACGATGTAGCGGTTGAACGGCTCCGTACCCTCGACGACGTACGCGAGGTCGGGGTGCGGCAAGTGCAGGCCGTTGTTGCGGCAGTACCCCTGCGCGGCCTGAATGTGCTTCTGCGCAATCTTGTTACCGACACCGCGCGACCCCGAGTGCAGGAACAGCCAAACGCGGTCGAGGTGATCGAGGCACAACTCGATGAAATGGTTACCGCCGCCGAGCGTGCCCAACTGCTCGCGCCACTTCGGCGAGTGCGACAGGTCGACCTCGTAACGAGTGGCGAGGATCTGCAGCCAGTCCAGCCGCGCGCCGGTGAACGCGAACCGATCAAGGCTCTTGTTGTACCCGCCTGCGCTCATCGGAATGGCCGACTCGATCGACTCGCGCAGATCCGAGAGCACCAGGCCCTCAAGGTCATTCGCCGTGTAAACGGTGCGCGCGGCGATCATGCCGCAACCGATATCGACGCCGACAGCCGCCGGGATCACGGCGCCCTCGGTAGGTATCACGGTGCCGACACTTGAGCCCTTGCCGAAATGAGCATCGGGCATGAGCGCAACGTGCGGGTAGACGAAAGGCATTTCGGCCGTCTGCTGCGCCTGCGCGAGGGTCTGGTCGTCGACCTCGCTAGCGAAGTTGATCAAACGGTCACTTACATGTGTAGGACTCAACACGGCTCCCATTCCGCTATTCAGTTGTTGGTCAAGCGAAGTGAGCCAAACACACGAAAACGCCCCCGTGCGAAACATCACGGGGGCGTGTCGTCGGGCGTGTCGCGCTACATCAGCGGGTTGCCGTCGTACGTCAGTCGGGGCAGACGGCTGTCGACCCAGCCATACAGCCGGTAGCCGAGCGTGCCGGGCATCGTCAGGTCAATGAACGGCTGCTCATTGATCTTGAACTCAACCGTGCCGCTGATCACCTGATCGGCCCGCACGTAGCCGAGGCGCCTCGCCGCCCTGTCGATCAGCTTTCGCATTGTGTCCCTTTCGTTTTGAGTGCCGGGCGAACCTCGCCAAGGTCGAGAGGAACGCGGTTGCGGTGCGACACCTCGACGCCATCGCTGCGCGGGTCGGCGTTGAGGGCTTCCAGTAGGCGCGCGCATTCCTCGTCGGGCATTGTGGCGTGCCAGCTTTGACCGATTAGATTGCACGGCCCGCGCACACCCTGCTCGACGTCCAGAATCGTGTAACACACCTCGCCTTTCGGCCTGAACTCTGCTTGACGGGTGAGTATGGCGAAACGCTCATCGGCGGCACGCACGTCCCACCAACGGCGGCCGTCACTGGTGAGCTTCACCCTTGAGCCAACGGGTGGAATGCTGGTCACTTGCATTGATGCACCTTTCATTTCGGGTCGGGTCGGTCGAACTCTTCGGCGAACATGTACAGGAACTCGCGCGCCGGGCGAGGCGTACCAGCGGCCACCGCGGCGTCGAACATCGCCAGCAGCGCAATGAGATACGCGACGGCATAGTCGTCGTCCTCGGCGAGTATCCGGCCGATGAACTTGCGGCGCTGACGTGCCACGTCCATGCCGGGCTCGACGCTAAGCACGCGGATACCCGTACGTGCGAGGGTCGTTGCAATGGCAGCCGCGGCAGGTGTCGGCGTCGCACCAGCACTCAAGGGCGCCAAAGCAGTTGTAGCACCGCCCCTCTCGGGCCAACGTCTCGACCTGATAGTCGAGAGCGTCCTCACGTGCACTCATAACGCGCAGTGATAGCCGTGCGTGCCCGCCGGGTCGACGTCGGCGTCGACACCGCCGCAGCCGACACAGCACCCGCAGTCGGTGCACCGGCAGTTGAGGCACGCGCCGAGGTCGGCGAGCACCTGGTCGTAGATCGGCGTAGACGGCCAGAACGTCAGGCGTCGCCACTCGGCCGCGTCTATCTCGATCCGCTCGCCGTCGGCACCGCGGCGCCAGTAGTGCACGCCCGTCGAGTCGCTGCGCATTTCGGTGAGGGCGATCATGCGCGCAACTCGTAGTGAGACGGGTCGCGGCACAGCACGGCCGTGCAGCGGGCCGCCGCGGGCGCGCACGCCCAGCGGTCGAGGTCGTGAGCGTTCAGCGCCCACACGGTGCCGCCGTTACCGTCATGGATACGGACAGCCTCGACGTCGACGCCGATAAGGGCCTCGATCTGCGCCCTGGTGACGCCGTACAGCCGCGCAGCGGGCCGCACATGCATGAACGCCCACGGCGGCCGGGCGACAGGCTCAGGGACGCTCACAGCCACGGCGACGCCCCGTACCAAGCGACCACCGCGTCGCACCACGCGACCGCGACGACACCGCGGCCCTTGCGGGTCAGTTCCCAATCGCCGCGGCACCCGCAGTCGCAGCCGTCGACGAGGCCACGACCGGCGCAGCGCCGGAACTTGGCAAGCACCACTTTCCACGGCACGCCGGGCACCTCGTCGGACGCCGCCGGGTCGTCGAGAGACAGGCCGCCGAGAACGCGGTTCACGTCGCCGCGCATAGCGACGCCGTGCGGCAGCGTGGCAGCGGCCACCGCGGCGCAGAACACAGCATCAGGGATATCTCGGGCGTGCCGGAAGTCGGGCGCGGTCGTCGGGCCGTCGAGGATCATTCGCCAAGGCTTTTGCACTGCCGGAACCCTTCTCGTCGGCCAAGCTCGTACACGGCCCGCAGCGCCGGGTCGTCGCGGAGCACCTGCGGCAGGTCGGCGTCGGCGAGGCTGCCGAGGTCGAGCAGCACCCGCGGATCGACCAGCGGCGCGCCGTACCACACCTCACGCGCGTGGTCGTGCATCGCGCCCGCATACGTCGAAAACGGGCCGCTCAGGTCGCCGTTGCGCTGCGCGTAGTAGCGGGCGCTCATCGGCCCACACCGCCGCCCTCGGCCTCGTTGACGCAACCGGCGCAATCGCCCTCACACATACCCGCCGGGTGCAACTGGCACAGCCCGCACACGTCGCCACACTCGCCGCACTCATGCAGATAGTCGGGATGCGCATAGCAGGGCTGCGACGTCCAGCCCCACTGTGAGAAGTCCATGCCGGGCGTCCGCACGGGCCGAAACCACGTGCGGCCGTTCGCGTCCGTGCGAGCCGGATACTGCCGGGCGACGTTCACGCGTTGACCTCCTGCGCGGTGTGGTGATCGAGAATGCGAACAACGGTGCTGTAGCCGACCTGCAGCTTGCGGGCGATCATGCTCGGCGCGGTGCCCTCGGCGTGCTCAGCGAGCACCTGCGCAACCTTGGCTCGGTCGATGCGCGTCACGCCCTCGTCGACCAGCCGGGCCGCAGCGACGGCGTGCGTCGAGAACAGCGCCGGATCTGTCGACGTCTCGACGTCGAGCGGCAGCGGCTCAGCGACAGCCTGCGCAGCCTCGCGGGCGATCAGATCAGCGACCGTCACGCCGCGCACCGGCTCATGCACCGGCTGCTCAGTGACGTGCACCAGACCGTCGGCCTCATGCGCGACGAGGTGCGTCTCGGTGTGCACCGGCTGCGCAGCGACGTGCACAGGCTGCGCGTCGTGCTGCACCTCGGCGCGCTCAGCGCTCGACAGGGCCAGCAGCGCGATCGTCGAGCCGGTGATCGACAGGTCAATGACCAGCGGCACCAGGAACGCGATCGACGGGGCGACGCCGCCCCACACGACCGCCAACTCGCGCAGCGCTGCGAAGCTCAGCGCGAACGCCGACGAGGCGACCGCGACCGTGATCCACAGCGACGCAACGTAGGCGCCGCCGATGATGCGCGACTGCACCAGCTTGTGCACGCCGTGCGTAGCGCCGAGCAGCGCCAGCGGGGCCACCGCGGCGAGCGCTGCCGCGACGACCGGGCTACCGGCATCGGAGTCGAGCAGCGCGTGCGTGACGTTGCCGAGGATCGAGGCCGACGTACCGGCGGCCAGCCAGCCGCGGAAGAACCGCGTAGCGGACTCCCTCGGTGTCTTGTGAGTGCTCATGTCGTTGGGCTCCTATCCCGTTCTGTTGGCGATTGTCAGGGGCGCTCAGGGCGCCGTGCGAAACATCGGGGCGCGACGCGCCGGGGCGCTCAGATCGAGCGCACCCAACGCACCGTGTCGTCGACGACGATCGTCGCGGCGACCTCGACGGCGGCACGACGGCCGCCACGCGGGCAGTACGGGCGCACCCCGTCGAACGACAGCCATGCGCCGTCGGCGCGCTGCACGCCGAACTCGCGGCGGGCGTTGGCGAACTCGGCGCGGCGGCCGTCCTCGACCCACGCGACACCGGCGAGGTTCTGAGCGGTGAGGTTCTGCATGGTAGCTCCTTCGGTTGAGGTGGTCGTGGCGGTCATGTATGTATCTAAACACGTCAGTTGTATGTGTGTCAACACATGAGGCGCCCCGACCGTAAAGTCGAGGCGCCTCAGCGGTTTAGAACAGGTCAAGCTGCACGCCGCGGCCGACCGGCGCCGACGTCAGGGGCTCGACACGACGGGGCTGCGCCCGCCGGGCCTGCGCCTGCGCGACAGCAGCGGCCTCGGTTGCGCGCTGCTCGCGGGTCTGCCAGGTGATCGGCGAGCCGCCGCGCACGCACCGGCAGCGCCACCCGTGCAACTGCTTGGGTGCGCGGTAGCGGGCGAACTGCTTACCATGCGCGCACGTGCCCATCCACGGCGCCGACTCGTCGAGGTGCTCAAAGCAGCGCTTGCCGTCGCCGCCGAGGCTGCGGTGCTTCGCCGACCACACCGCGTCATGTCCGTGCGACGGGCCGACCAGCGCGTGCGCGATTTCGTGGGTAATGGTCATCCACGTGTCGTCATACGACCGTTGCGCCATAAGCGGTTTCGACAGGCTGATCACACGCTCGCGGTAGCTGCACATACCGGCGCGGCGACGAGCGTTGTCGTACCGCACAGACCATCCGGTCAGGCCGTGGTCGCGCAGCAGGTTGAGTGTGATCGCGCGAGCCTGCGCCGGGGTCATGTGGCGGGCCGTGCTGGTCATCTAGGGCTCCTATCCCTCGGGCGCTCCCACGGCGCCGCTGTATGTATCTAAACACACCTGTTGTATGTACGTCAACACATGAGCTAGTCGGCCGCCATGTGCGCCAACATGCCCGGCGTGAACGTCGACCGGCGGCCCGTGCGATCGAGCTTGACGTGCACGACGTCGCGGCCGGTCTTGACCACGGCGCCGAACCGCTCGCCGCGCAGGAATGCGACCGTGCCGGGATGGGTCGCCACGCGGGCGCCGATCTTGAACTCGTCGACAGCCTCGCCGTAAACGTGAGTGTTGTGCATGTGCAACCCCTTTCGGGACGGGCGAGGCACCCGAATGGCGCCCCGCGTGCGGGTCTGCGGCTCTAGCGGGCTGCGTACTTGCGCCAGCAGCCGTTACCGTCAGCGAAAACCATCACGTGACGATCGAGCCATGACAGGACGTGCTGCGCCTCGACGGTCGAGCACTTGGCGCCGCGGGCGACCCGGCTCGGGTTGTGCAGGCCGGGGTGCGATTCCAGCCACGGCACGATCCGGTCGGCGACCTCGTAACCCTCGTCGGTCAGCGCGTCGTGTGCGTACTCGCCCGAAAGCTGGCGCCGGTACGGGCTGGTCTGGTCGATCATCTGCATTTCGGGCTCCTATCCCCTCGGGCGTTGTTGATATACATACAGTAGCTAGTGGCTGTATGTATGTCAACAGCAGACGAGAGCGCCCCCAACCTCGCAGGTCAGGGGCGCCTCGACGGCGTGCGCTACGCGGCGTTAGCCCGCGTACGGTTCAGCCGGTGAACCGTCTTGATCCGCTCGGGATAGAACGAACGCCATTGCTCATGCCCCGCCGGGCCGCCGATAAAGTCGCAGACGATCCGACCGCCACCCGTCCGCGCAGCGGCCTTGAAACGGAACCGGCCACGCTCGCCGCGGATCGACACCTCAGTGCCAGGCTCAAGCACGCGACCATTCACGACAACCTCGGGCTGCGGCTCGACCGGCGCGTCGGCGCGATATACCTTGGTGCGCTTCACCGCAACGCCTCGCATTCGGCAATCCGACCAGGCACCCGCGGGTTGCGATACCCAAGCGACCAAGCGAGTCGCGTCGAGTTGTCGGCGCCCTCATACAGCGCGTTGAACCGCGCATGATCCGGCAACGTCTCAGCCGCGTACAACTCGGCGAGGTGCTTCTCGTCGACAGTCTCGCGCGTACGCGGCGGCAACAGTGCCCCGCTCGGCGCCTCCCAGCTTTCATGCATCATTCTCGGCTCCTATCCCGATGCCGTCGGTTGCGGCGAGCCTGACGGTACAACCTCGGGTGTATGTGCGTCAACACTTGGTGTTGGCGTGTCAACAGCCGCAGCCTTACGGGGCCTGCCGCGCTTGGCTTTACCCGCAGCCGCACGCTCAGCGGCCCGGCGGTCGCGGTCGTCGAGCGCGGCAGCAACGGCGCCATACGTGTACACAGGGAACCCGTCGCGATACCCGACAGCCTCAACCTCGGTCATCAGCCGATAGAACGTGCTACGCGGCACATCACGGCCCAACATCTTGAACAACCGGAACATGTCAGCCGCCGTGCGTGGCTCCGAATCGTCAACACGGGCGAGAGCCTGCCGCTGCAACTCGCTCACAGCCCAGTTGGAACCGCACCGCGGGCAATCCACCTGCCACGCCTCGGCGTCGACATACAACGGCATGCCACAACGACCCGTACGCACCACGCGCACAACATGACCCGTCAGCCCGTCGACGATTTCCTCGGTACGCCACGCCTGACACGGCCCCGCGTACGCCTGATCGGGCGGCAAGTCGATAACGCGCTCAGCATCCTGCCGCCACTGCGACAACCAACGCAGCGCGTCAGGCGCCCACGGATGCCGCTGCATAGCGCTCGGCTCAGACGCGAGATACCGCGCCGCGCCCTCGGCGACGTCCGGTGCCCACGGCGCCTCGCTCGTCGCGCCAGCGATCTGCTCAGACCAGCGCACCAGACGCGCAGTATCGCGCAACATGTCCGCGGCGCGGGCATTCAGAGGCAGCGACGGCAGACGCTCACCCGTCGACACCCGCAGCCCAGCCTTGGCGACCTTAGCCTCGCCATACGCACTTTCGTGCAGACGGCGCACCAGCCACGGCACCTCAACCAACGTGTTGCGCAACAGCCGCACACACGTCCAGCACAGAAACTCCTGCGACGGCGCCGAGCAATGCATGCACTTGCCCAGCGGCTCAGGCACTTTCGGCGTCGTATCGACGTCCAACTCAGACGGGCGAGACGGCCGCGGCGACCCATAGTAGCTAACGCCGGCGGGCGGCCCCGCCACCCCGCCTGACCTGCGGCGATCCTCGTTTTCGGCAGAATCGAGCAAACTCATAGCTTACGCACCGCCCGCGCGAGCGACGCGCGCTCGGAAACCATTGCGTTGATATCGGCCCGATCGGCGGCGATCCCACGCTCACGATCGGCGAGAACGTCCTTGCGCCAAGCTATCTCAGAGTCGAGGGCAGTAATCCTCGCCCGCAGCAACGCCTCGGCAGACTCAAACGTCCGACCAATGTTCTCGCTGAAACTCACGACCGCGGCACCTCCGTGAACGGGCCATACGACGGATTCGGGGCCTTGTCGGCATGCTGACTCGGGCAGTCGATCCACTCGGCCTCAGCCTCATACGGCGCCGGATTCAAAGGCTTGTACTGCCACACGCACTCAGACCACGACCAGCGCCAACGGTCGCCGTCCGTGTCCATCCACTCGCCGCCACGCTCGGCCATCCCCAAACGTGCGACCTTGCGCGCATGCGGCGGGTCAGCCGGTCGCGGCACCTTCGGGCGTGCAGGCTTCGGTGCAGGCGCCGCAGCAGCGACCAGCGCGTCGGCGCGCATGTTGTTGACCGCGACCAAACCGGCGCGGATCGCCTGCACGGGTGTGTGCGACGGATGCGCAATGCGGGCACGCACAACCTCGGCCATCTTGTCGACCTCGGCGAGCGACAACTCGACCAACACCGCGCCCGACTCGACCGGCGCCGGGGGCAGCAGCGGCGTGACCCGACGCGCCACAGCGTCGACGATCGAGCCGAGCAGATCCTCGGTCGGCTGGCAGCGGCCGAGCGCGATATCGCCGACCACGCCAGCGATAGCAGAGACAGCCGCGCGGCGATCCTCGTTGAACAGTTCAGACATGCGCCGCACCGCCATTCGCGGCCTGCCACGCGGCGATAGCCTCGTCGCCCCAACCCGGCGACGCAATGCGCATGTGGCAACCCGGCTGCTGCGAAAGCTCGGCCAGCACCTTGCGCGCGTGCAGATCGTCGACCTGCGAATCGTCCAGCCATACAACGTCAGTGAGCCCGTCGAGCACCGCGCGGGCCAGCTTGTCAAGGTCGGGACGCTTGACCGCCGGGGGCGTGTAGCTCTTGGGCGTGCCCGACGGCCGCGGCATGACGAACGTCAGCGACGCGCGCACCGGGTATTTCTTGTCGAGCACCGGCAGGCCCGCAGACAGCATCGCGTCAGCCGAGGCCAGGGCGATGCGCTCGCGCCACGGCCCGACGGCCGCGCTCGACTCTTTCAGAATGGCGGGGCCGCGGGTGCCCGGCGGCGATCCCTCGGGGGCCTTCTTAAAGCCCATGAAGTCTTTCGACCCTTGCGGGGCAGGCTTTCCCGGCACGAACATGCGCAACTGCCTGCCCCCGTTGCGTTCGTACGTCACACGGGCGCTCAGGGCCGCGTACAGCACGTCGTACGACTCGGCGGGCACCATGTCGAGCAGAAGCTCGGCAGCAGCGGCCTTGGCGTGCTCAGCGGCCCGTGCGGCAGCCTCGGCGACGTCTGCCGGATCGGCGCCGACCTCCCCGGCGATATCCAGACTCAGAGTGTGGTCAGTCACTCGGTACTCCCAATATTCAGTTGTGTGGTCGGCGCGAATCGTAACGGCGGTTTTGCTCAATTTTGGCCGGTCAGAGCCTTGTTGAATCGAGGGCCACCGATTACCCGGCGAGGCTTTGCTGCAGCGGGGGGCAGAACAGATAGAACAGATTTCTGCATATCAGCCCCACACACGGCACCGAGCGAAACGCGACCAGGTAAAACGCCCCGAATCTCTACACGTGAGGTCAACCCGTAAATATCTGTTCTATCTGTTCTGAAAGCATCTTTATGTGCTTTTACCTGCGCAAACGTCAGAACAGATCCGTCTGTAAACCCGTGCTGAATCTGTTCTATCTGTTCTGCGCAGAACACTTTCGAGAACAGATCCGCGACGTTAGCTAGCGCCGCCTGCGAGGGCCGCATCATCGCCAGCCCTGCAACTCGTTCGACAGATCCCAGCCCGGCAGCAAGCCCAGCCCCGCGTAATGCCGCGTGCCATTGCTCACGGCGCTGCGCACCCCGAATCGCGCCGACAACTCGCGACCGAGCTTGATCTGCGACACCATTGCGTCCTCACCATTAGCCATCGCCCAACGCTGATACGCCTTGAGCACAAGCGCCGGTTTCGCCCCGCCGCTGGCGCCCGGCGTCAACAGGCAGCATTCGCCGATAAATCGCCCGAGAGCGTCCTCCTGCTCGCTGTACTCCTTCGTTGCATCGAGCACCGAGCCCGGCTCGCGGAGGCCGTCAGCGACGATTTGCCGCGCCCCCGCCACGACCCAGGCCAGGATTGCGGCGCCTTCCTCGCTGACCAGTTCAGCGGCGAGGTTGGGATTGCGCTGCTCCGGTGGAACGGTGTGCAGGAACGGGATAAGGCGCAGCCGCCGCCAGAACGACGTGCCGCCAGCGGATACCTGCGGCTGGTGGTTGCCCATCAGGAACAGGGTGTGAGACGGCACAAAGTCGAAATAGTCCTGCCTCATGTACCGGCCGCTGAGAATGTCGCCGCCGGTGAGCACCTTCACCTTGGCCTCGTCGAACTTGCTCTCAGCGTTGATTTCCGAGCACACGACCATGCGGGCGCCGTGCAGCCGGGCAATCTCCGTTTCGTGCCGGTCGCGGCCCGCCAGCAGGAAGTTGGCCGGTGCAGTGATCGCGTAGTCGCCGAGCACGTGCGCGAGCACGTCCATGAGCACGCTCTTGCCGTTCGACCCGCCGCCGAACAGGAACGGCAGCACATGGTGCGTCACCTTGCCAATCGCGGCGAGCCCGGCGAGGCGCTGCAGGTACCCGATCAGTTCGACGTCATCGCCGAACGTGCCGGATAGGAACGTCTGCCACTTCGGCGCGACCGAGGCCGGGTTGTATCCGGCGCCGGTGATCTTGGTATGCCACGACTCAGGCGAGTGCGGCATGAGGTGCCCCGTCTTGAGGTCGACGACACCGCTCGGCGTGTTCAGTTCGTACGGCTCGCTGTCGAGGTCGGCCAGGCGAACGCGCATCTTGGGCTCGCACTTGGCGAGGGCGACCATGTTCTCAAGGCCCTTGCGCGACAGGCTGCGCATGCGGTGCTGAATCAGGTCGCGCGGGCTGTCGTCGTCAATGTGGATGCGCTCAATGATCTTGCGCGCGGCGACGATCGCCTCGCCCTGGTCGGTGCCGTGCTGCCAGCGGTCGCCAGCCCATGACAGCCACTTGCCCGTGTCGGGGCAGTAGCGCAGCCGGGCGCCGTATGCCTCGACGAGCAGGTCGGCGTTGCCGGTGTCGGTCAGCGTGACCGCCGGGGCCGCCGGGTTACGCCGGGCGTTGATATCGACGACGGGCGCCAGCGATCCATCCGTCGGGGTCGGCGTCGACGCCGGGGCCGCCGCGGGCTCGTCGCTCTGGTCGTCGGCACGCTCGGGCGCAAGCTCGATCTGCCTCGGTGCCGCTCGCTCAAACAGGTGCAGATGCGAGCCGTACTCGGTCGCAAGCTCGGCGTCGGTCTTGGCGGCGACGTGAGTCTCGGCCCACGCGAACGTGTTTGGTACCTCAAAGCTCGGCACGTCACGGCCCGTCGCGGCACACTCGGCCATGAACCGATCGACGATCATCTTGCGGGCCTGCGCGAACTCGTCGGCCGTCAGGCACTTGTTGCGAACCGCGGCCATCAGTCGAACCGTCACCCGCACTAGCCACGGGTGCCGCTCGCCGATCGGTTCATCAGCCCACGCCTTGAGAGTCGGCGCGAAATACTCGCACGTCGTCGGCGCGAACGTCCACGTATCCGGCTTGCTGACAATCTCATGTGAGGTGCGCCGGTCGCCCTCATACTCGGCGACGCCGTGCTCGTCGAGGCGCTCGCGCAGTTCGTCGAGGCCCAGCGGGGCGCCGGTGTCGGCCTCGATCGTGACGGGCTTCGGTTCATCCTTGAGGTTGAATGAGCCGGGCACGCGCAGCACGCGGGCGAGGTCGTACACTCCGCGGTCGATCTTGGCGCCCAGGCCGTCGGCGACGATGCACGCCAGACGGCCCCACCGCTTGAGCAGGGCAGCCGCGTCGGCGCGCAGTTCGGCGCTGTGCTCGGCCATGCTCTGCCAGTCGCTACCAGCCGGGGCGATCGTGCCGTCGTCGATCGGCCAATACGGCTGCAATCCGTTGCCGCTGTATACGATCGCGGTCGGCCGGGTGCCCAGAATGGCGCTCAGTTCGTCGATCACCTGGTGAGCGTGCGGCAAGTCGCGGCAGGCGCCGGGCTTCACGTCGAGGTCGCACCAGATCGCGGCCAGCCGTGTGACGTCCTCGGCCGTTCCGCGACCCTTCTCGTCGGCGCCGCGGGGGCGTGTCGGGTTGACGCCAAACCATAGATTCTTGCCGTTGCCTAGCGACATTGCGAGGCCCTGCAGCGCGTCGCTATCCTCGGCGTACTCGACGACCGTCGACGAGAACGGGCCGCCGGGTGCTTGGTAGTTCAGGCTCACATGCTCGCCGTCGGTGTAACCGAGCGCGTCGAGCAGGTCAGTAAGGCCGTTCACTCAATCCTCTATTCAGTTGTATTGGCCCGGTTGAGGTTTCACGCATTGCCGACTATCTCGGTGAACCGAACCCACGTCACAGCGCGGTCGTGTTCCTCCGCCGTCGCGGTGCACTTGGGGCCGTGGTCGGCGACGGCCTGGTCGACTGTGGTCGTGTCCGTGTCGCCGATCGTGTCGCGGCACGCGGGGCAGCCGATTTTCACAGCGTCAGCCCCGACGGTCGGGGCGCGTCGTCGGCCGTGAGGTCGAACAGTGCCGAATGCTGCGCCTCGACGGCCTCACGCTCGGCGCGCTTCTCCGCGGCGGCCTTGAGCTTGGCTCGGTGCCGCTTGAGGCACGCCTGACAGAACGCGATCACGTTGCGGTCGGCAAGGTTTCGGTCGTTGCCGTCGAGCGGCACAACCTGCAGGCTCACCACGCGGTCGGCGCCGTGCAGGGCCGGGCGCCCGTGAATGTTGCCGCAGCGGTCGTGAATGCCAAAACGGTGCGACCGGCCGCAATCGCCCTCGCACTCGCACCGGCCGTCGGCGCGCGACAGTGCAATACGGTCGAACAGGCGAGCATTGGCGGCCATCAGCCGCGGGCCTTGATCGCGGCCTTGATCAGGTCGCGCCGGAAGTCTGACCACGTTTCGCCGGTGAGGCCGTCGTGCACGACCGGGGCGACCGTGTGCCCGGCGTCACGGAACGCCGCGGCCGTCTCGGGTGACTCGTCGAGGCGCACCTCGGCGTACTCGACGCCCGCCTTGTCGAACGCGCGCTTGGTCAGGCTGCATTTACTGCACTGCGGGCCGGTTGTGTACACGGTCAGCATGGTTTCGGGGGCTCCTATCCCTGGTGTATGTGGTTGTCGAAACGGCTTGTGAGACAGGGCGAGCCGGTGACGTCCATTGCGCCACCGGCTCGCCTCGGTTACTGCTCAGGTCGGGTTACTTGACCATGCCCATTGCGCGCAGGGTTTCCAGCGCCTCGGCGGTCACGCCGTCAGGCAGTGCACCGTCGGCCGGGGCCGCCGCAGCAGCGGGGGCCGCGCCCGCGGCGGGCTTGGTGTACTCGGCGCGGTACAGCTTGGGCGCCGAAAGGTTGCCCTTCTTCTCGCCGTCACCGATGTAGGTCACGAACAGTTGACCGCCGACGTCGAGGCCCTTCGCCCCGGCGGCAATGACGGCCTTCTGCACGGCCTTGCGCATTTCGCCCTTGACGAACAGGCGGCGCAGGCCGTCGTCGTCCTCGATCTCGGGGTCGTTCAGGTCGGTCTGCACCGTGACGACGAGCTGCATACGCGGGCTGCCGTCCTTCCATTCGAGACCCTCGCCGGTCTTCATGTCGGTCTGCTGCCGCTGCTCGGGCTCGACCGCGATCGGGCCGCCCACGGTGTCGCCGTGGTTTGCGAACTTGGCAGATGCCGGGCCACCGCCGCCGAGGAATCCGTACGAATCGTTGCTCATGTGTGCCGTTGCTCCTGTATTCAGTTGTTCCGTTATTCCGTTGCGCCCGTTTTCCTCTCGGCCCGCCAGGCGCGGCGGGGGCTCATGTCCCGTCGTAATAGTCGGGGTAGTCATCGGCCGGATAGTCGCGTTCGTACTCGGCCTGCTCGATCCGACGCTCGCAGAACCCGCAGTCGTCACCCGAACAGCGATGGCTACGGCGACCCACTACGGGCACTCTCCTTTCGGATGCTCAAGCCAGCACGCGGTGCAAACCGGGTGCCGCCGGGCGTTTGTCGGCTCGGGCGAGTTGTCCTCGCAATCAACATGTATAAGCCCGCCATCACTCAAAAAAGCCACCTCGTCGCCTTTCTGAATCAGGGTCGGGCAGACGGCGCAGCGGCCGGTATAGCGGGCCGTGAACGTCGATCGGGTGCTCATATCGCTGCCGCCAACTCGTCGAGGGCCTTCTGCGCCGCGAGTACCTGCCGGGTTGCCTGGTCGCGCTTTGTGGTCGCGGCGGCGATCTGGTCGTCGAGCACCTCGCGCTGCAGCAGTAGCAGCCGGATCTGCCGGTCTTGCACGCGCTCGGTTGCCTCGGCCGTGGCGTACTGCTGCTGCCACAGGTAGCGGGTCATGTCCTCTTGCGTCATGTCGGGTTGCTGCATGGTCGGGGCTCCTATCCCGTGTGTGCGGTCTGTGCTCGGTAGTCGGCGAGGGCCTCGTCGCCGGTGTCGTGCGTGCTACTGCGGCCCCAGAACGTGCCGACCGGCGGGTGCACGGTCCAGCGACCGCCGCGGCAGCGGATGAGCCACCGCGACGGATCGCCGAACACGCGCGAGCTAACGCCGGCAAATTGCCGTTTCTGCATGTCAGGCCGCCGGAACGCCCCGGCTGGCAAACGCCGCGTGCGCGGCCTCGCCCGACGGGTAGTAGTCGACGACGACATACTCGGCGCCGGTGCCCTCGGTGCTGTGCGTGATCGTGTAAAGCTGCTCGATCACCCACCCGACGACGACCTGCCCGGCAAGGTTGCCGCCCGAGGCGGGCAGGTTCTCGACCAGGCGCCGAATACGCCACGGCGCCGGGAAGTGCACCCAGCACGCCGGGTTTGGCTCGGCCTCATACCAGGTGCCTAACTGCGGCTCGGCCGGATCGCGCACCGGGTAGTAGTGGCACACGCACTGCTCGTCGACGCCCCTCACCCTCACGACGCGCCCCCGTCGCACGCCCACGGCTGATTGCTGTCGAGCACCGGCGCGTAGAACGGGCAGTACATGCAGTTGTGCGGCGTCTTGGTGATCAGCGCCAGCCGCTCAGGGTGCGCGTCGATATCGAGGTCATGCAGAGCAATGGCGATGTTCTGCAGCTTCTCGACCGTCTCGTCGACCACCTGGTCGCTGTATGCCTCGGACCACACGAACGAACTCGACAGCAGCCCGCCGCGGGGGATAAACCAGATAGCCACCCGCTCGACCGGAAACCCCTCGTTGACATAGCCGCGGCCATAGCAATGCGCCTGCACCTTGTACTCGGGCGCCTCGTCGCCGAGGTTCTTACGCTCGACCGCTTTCTTGTACGCCGAGAACTTGCTGCCACCAGGAAATTTCAGGTCGATGACCGTATTCGTCCAAGTGTCGTACAGATCGCAGGTACCCGACAGGCCGCCGGTCACGGTAACCCGACGCTCGGAGAACCACCGCCCGACGTACAGCGGATCGTCGCCGCCAGCGACACCGCGCAGGACCGTGCAACGCTGCTCGCGGTCCTTTAGCCACTCGTCGATGATGCGCTCGTTATCGAGCACGATTGCATCCTCATACTTGCTGTGACCGGCCGTGCCAAGCCATGCAGGCAGCGGATCGCCCTCGGGGTTAATCCGCGGCAGATCCATTGTCGCCGTAGCCAACCGCCGTACACACGGGTGCCCGACCTCGGACGGCCCAAGGGCGCGCTGAGCCGAACGGGCATGCGTCGCCCACCCTCGTTTGAAAACGCCCTTGAGGTCGCGCAGCAGTGCCGCGTTGAACTCGGCCGTTTCCGACACCGGCCGGGCGTACGCCGGTGCGTCGTCAGACAGCCCGAAAAAGGCTGCGTTGCCGCTCAATTGGACACCCCCGCTTTCCCGTCTAAGTTCTCGATCCACGCCACGGCCACCGCGGCGATCTGCACTAGCTCGCTTCGCAGTTCGGCGAGCGTCTGCTCGGGAGTCAGCAGCGCGAGGTCGTGCACCGTGGCGGCCTCGATCGCCTCGGCAACTTCCTCAATCAAGATGTGCGCCCATGTGCACTCGCCCGCGGCGGCAGCTTGGCCGGTGCGGAACTTGGCGCGCAATGCGGTTGGCACCTCGTAGAACCGGGCCATGCTGTTTTGCGTCGGCGCTTCGCCGTACTCCAATACGATCCGGTCGACGTTGGGGTGGTCCTGCTCGCCCCACTTCGCCTCTTGCCGCTTGCGTTCCTCGACAATGAGGGCAAGGGCTTTCGCTGTCGCGCTCATGCCCGCACCCCCTCGGCCGCCGCGGTGAACTCGGCCTCAGCCGCAGCGAGCGCCTGCTGATACCGCTCATGCGCGACGGCCAGGTCGGCAACCTTGACCGACGCGCGATGCAGCAGCGCCGACAGAGCCGCGGCGGCATCCGCGGACAATGGCGACAGTGGGGCGTTCGTGCCCTCCTGACTGACGATCACGCTCGCCGTGTCGGCGCGCACGCCGACGATGAGGTCGCCGCCCGCCGGATTCCGCTCGGTGCCGTAACGGCCAAGCGCTACGCGTCCCACCTCGGCGTAGTTCGTCGTGCTCTTGCGACGTGGCGCGCTCACAGGTGAGCCGCCGCGGTGTGTCGCAGCATGTCGAAGCAGAACGCCGTTGCCGCAGCGTCTCCGATCGCGCTGTGTCGGTTGACAACCGGCACGCCGAGGCGCTCGGCCACTGCGTCGAGGCCCTCAAGCTCGGCCGGGTCGATATTGAGCTTGCCTGCCGCATACGCAGCCAGGTCGGCGAGCCGGTGATGCCACACCCTGCCGACGGTCAGCGGCGAGAATGGCATCGAGTACGTGACGCGCTGCCGGGCGACGAGCGTCGAGTCGAACGTCGGGTTACTGCCCGCGAATGTGTTGCCGCGCAGCCAGTCCTGCACCTCGCCCCATGCGACCGCCGTCTGTTGCTCGGTGAGCGCCTCACGGTATAGCCCGCGCTCGTAATACCCGTTGATTTCCATCGCCGTCGGGTCAGCGGCGGCCAACTGCTCAACCGTGATGTGAGGCACGAAATACAGCGACTCGCCGGTGTCGACGTTGAGCAGCCCGACCTCGACCGGCAGCGCCGTGTCGTAATCGAGGCCGGTCGTCTCAAGGTCGACCACAATCAATTGCCTTGCCATGCTTGGGGCTCCTATCCCTCGGTGTTCTCGACCAGATCCAGCCGCGTCGACGACGACGTGCTCATGCACTCCGCGGCGACCTCGGGGTAAAGCGACTTGACGAGCTTCGTGTCGAGCCGATTTACCTTGGTGCGGTTGAGGCGTACGACGACCTCGCCGCCGATTTCGCCCTCGTCATCGGCGCCGAGGGCCTCCTCAATCGCAGCCTTGGCGGCCTTCTCGATATCGGCCCACTTCGCCTTTTCGCCGCGCGCGTGGCGCAGCAGGTCGACGTGCCCCTTGATCGCTGAGATATCAGCCATTCCATACCCTTTCGATGTCAATATCGCCCCACGACTGAGACGCGAACTCGATTACGGCGTCGAGCGCGCTCTCGCCCCCGTGTGCCTGCATCACCTCGTCAAGGCCCGACAGCGCGAGCGCCGCAGTGCCGTGTGTGTCGTCGCTGCCATATGCGACCCGGTGCTCGACGGCGAGCGCCAGGCCGTCGAGGTAGGCGAGCGTCGCATCGAAATGCCGCTGCTCGACCCACGTCTCGACGACCTCGCGGTCGGCCCACCACGGGCGCTTGCTGTCGGCAGTCTCGACGGCCTGGTCGCTCACTTGGCCTTGACCTCAAGCACGACCGGGAACGTGGACAGGAACCCGATACGGGGGCCGCCGGTGAACAGGTCGTAGGTCTTGCCGACCTCAAGCTGCGCCCACAGATCCCACGAATTGAAGTGCCCGACCTCGATCGCGTCCTCGACGTTGAACGATCCGCACGTCGTCGTGAGGCGCTTTGTGCGTGACGTGTCGCCGTTACTGCCACTCAGCAGAACGTCTTTCGCCTTGACGGTGCAGCCCTTGTGCCACTCCTGATTACTGTTGGCGCATCCCGGCACGGTCAGCGCCGTGGCAGCGACCGCCGCAGCGGCCAGGCCCTTGAGAGTGCGATTCATGTTGTGGTGCTCCTATCCCTTTGTTGTGTTGCGATTCTTGAAGTTGGCGACGAGTTGTGCCTCGCGCCGGGCGATTTCGCGGTCGAGGTACACGCGTGCCTTGCGCAGATCCTCGATCGCGTCGTGCTTGAGGTCGCAGCGCCACACGTACTTGACGGTGTTGCCGAGGCAGAACCCCATACCCTCGGTGATGTCTAGGCACTCGATCGGACGGCCGCAGCCCTTGCACGGCGGCCCCTGCGTGTAGTGGCTCGGATGGTTCACCATGTCGCCGCTGTCGTCGGCCTGTTCCTCGCCGATCAGTGCAAGCTCCCAATCGGCCAGCGGCTCGCCGCGGTCGAACGCCTCGCGGGTCGCAGCGGCGGCCTCGTTGACGTTGGACTCGTCAAGCTCGGTACCCTCGTCGTAATACCCGAGGTGCACATGCTCGCCGAGCGCCTGCGTGCACACGTCGTCAGGCCCGCACCCGTTGCTGGCATCGGCGTTTGTGCTGGTCACAGGCTCGCCGGCCGGTTTGCCGTCGCCGACCATCAGTGCCAACTCGGCAAGGTCGCGCATGTATGCGACCTTGAACGGCGCCACGGCCGGGCGGCCCCACACCGGCACCTTGCTTGTGCCCCAGGCAACCCACCCATTGCCATTGAGCCAGCCCCAATGCGCGCCTGCGGCGTCCTCCCACACGTACGCCTTGTCGGCCTCGGCGAGGCTGTCGGCGTCGTTGGGCTCGCCCATCTGCTCGCGCCACGTGCGATTGATCGCCGCGTAATCAACTGCGCCCGTGAGTGAGTCGACGTCGAACGTCGGCGGCCCCTTGGGGATGTTGTGCAGCGTCATCGTGTACGTGCCGTCGCTCGCCTCGACGACAGTTGCCGACGGTGCGGCGATTTCAGCGACACGCTCGCGCACCGCCACGTCGCCGAGCCCCATCAGGTCGCACACCCGGCACCACATCGCGCCGCACGGATCGAACACGCGGGCCTCGTACAGTCCGCACACCTCGCACAGCGGCGGCCGGTCGGCGCTCATGCGACAGCCTGCCGTCCTGCGCGCAGCATCAGCTTGCGGTCGTATGCCGTTTCGCCGCCCCAGATCCCGAACTGCTCACCGCTGGCGAGGGCGCGATCGAGGCACACCTCGCGCACCGGGCACGCCGCGCAGATCGCTTTCGCGGGCTTGCTGCTCTGCCCCTTGTCGGGAAAGAACAACTCAGGATCGACCTGCGCGCACAGCGCGTCGGCCTCCCATGCTTCCGGCTGCACCGGCTGCCCAAACAGGTTCACGCTGTCTCGCTCTCGTCGTCGTTGGTCTGGTCGGCCTCGTCCTCGGCCTCGATCTGGTCAAGCGCCGACAGCGGCAGGCCGTCGGTTGTGTCGCGGGTTGGCACCAATCGCTGCAGCCCCTCGACGCCGCCCTGCCCCTCGCCCAGCGAGCGCAGGTACTTCGTGACACCCGAGGTGTCGACGTCGACCATCGCGGCCAGGGCCACCGCGACGCCGGTCAGCGTGTGACGGTCGAGCTTGCGCAGTACCGCCCACACCTCGCCGGGGTCGTCGTCGCGCACCTGCGTTGACAGGTCTAGGGCACGGTCCAAGATGTGCACGCACTGCTGCGACCGCGGGCTATGGTCGAAGCTGATCAGCTTGCTACCCGCCTTGGCGGCCTTGGCAATTCGCGCCGCGCGCTGCGACGTCGACGGCCGCAGTAGCAGCGCAATGCGGATGATTGCCCGACGGGTGAACGTGCCCGCGGCGCGGTCCCAACCGGCAGCGGCCAATTCGTCACCATGACGATTTAGAACGTTGTCGAGGTTCGGGCGGCGCTCGATGCGCAGCAACCGGCATACCTCGTCGATCGTCGCCGTGCCGCCAACGGCGGGCTTGAACATGTCGAGCACGTCGGTGTTCTCGGCGATCCGGCCGCGCTCGGCTCGCTCATGCGCTCGACGTGCCTCGGTCGAGGCCCGGCGGGTCACTCGCTCACCAACTCTCGCGGGTGACCGGGGCATGAACGGTCGCCACGGCGGCAGTCGAGGCAGTCGTACGCCGGTATCCGCTCGACGTGCGCGGGAATGGCGCCGTAGGCAATGCAGAAGCTCATCACCACACCCCCACCGACAGCCCGGCGAGCGCGACGCCGATCAGGACCGAGGCGAGCAGCAGCGAGAACCACGCGAACAGGTTCAGGGCGCACTCGCCGCCTCGGCGGCACTGCTCGGGCAGATGCAGGCGATTGCACGCCGCGCAGTACGGTGCCGGGGCGTTCACAGCGCGGCCACCGCTCGCGCCAGCAGCCCGACGATCGGCCGGGCGACGAACAACTCGACCACGTGCTCGACGGTCATTGCCGTTTCCAGCGCCAGCCCGTACAGCGCGAGCGGCAGCCCCGCCTCGGGGTCGTTCAGCGCCTCGTCGATCCGCGCCCCGACCAGCTTCTCGACCTGCTGCGCAATGGTCGGCGTGTCCACAGAAATGAGCGCCTGGTGCGCTAGGATTCTGCACGGCATAACAAGTGGCTCCTATCCCTTGGTTGTGTCGGCCAGGCCCCGCCGCGAGCGGGGCTTGTGTCTTTTTGCGGGTCACCCGCAGCGGTCCATATCTGGCTGATCGCGCATCGGTCGCGCGGCGGCGTCCTGCATCCGGTGCACCTCGGCGAGGTCCGCAAGGGCCGCCCGGTGTGCCGCGTCCAGTTCGTCGCGCTCGCCGGTCAGGTAGGCGATCCGGCCGTCACGCTCGCGCAGGGCGTCGGCCTGCGCTGCCACGACGTTGCGGGCGGCGTCGCGCTCACCGCGGGCCGTATTCCGTTCGCGCAGGGCCTCGTTCAGTTCTGTGCGCAACCGGGCCTCGGTTGCGATATGGCGGGCAAGTGACATTGATCAGGCTCCTAGATCGTCGGCGGGTAGGGACTTTGCGAACCGGCGCAGTTCCTCGACGGGAAACAGCACCTTGCGGCCGTATTTGCGGGCGACGATCCGGCTGCTGGCGCGCAGCTTGTCCAGTTCGACAGTCGAGAGGCACAACATGCGGGCCGCGTCGTCGCGCGTGACGAACAGCGGCTCAACCTCGACGACCACCTCGTCGGCCTTCATGCGGCGACCTGCTCGGCAAGATCGGCGATCGAGACGCCGAACGTGCCCGCGATGGCCGCCAGGACTGAATGCGTCGCCACACCCGACCAATCGGCATCGAACGCCGAGTACACGGTCGAGCGACCTACGCGAATCGTTTTTGCTAGCTGATTTCGGTCATGGATTCCGTTGTCGTTCAACACTTTGGCGACGCTTTCGGGCTTCCATGCCAGTTGATGTTTCGTGATCGGCACGGTTGGGAACGCTACACCAACTGTCTTGGTTTCAGGACACTTGCGACGCGTGTCGGGCGTGTCGCCAACTAGACGAGACGTACTGGTCAGTAGCCATTTCTTAGACATTCCACATATCGCCGCAGATCACGGACGATGCATAGATTACGAAAGCGGTTGCTTTGTCCTGAAAACAGGAATAGCATTCACAGCAATTGCACGGATCGTCCAGCACCGGGCGGCCCGTCACAGTCGGGGGAACGAAGGGAAACGCAACAACATGGACGACACCGGCAAGTCGCTCGCCGCAGTGCTCGGCTACCTGGTCGGCAGACCGCTCAAGCTGCGCGAGATAACCGAGGCGCTACAGATCAGCCGCTCGCGGTATTACGCACAGATCGACGAGGGGAAGCTCATCACCGCGGATAACCTTGTGCGCGTTGCGGAAAACCTCGATATCAACGAGGTCGAACTACTCGCGCGTTTCGGAATCGTGCGCGACGAGGCCGTGCTCGCGTACGCCGACGCGCTACGTGCCGGTGTCCTGCGCCCGCCAGCACCGGCGCCCCCGCGCGAGGTAGCGACAGCCGCCGCGGCGGCGCCCGCAGTGGCGCGCGCGGGGCGTCGAAAGATCGCCGAGCTATCCATGCGGCCCAATGTCTCGGGCCTGTAATCAAAATGTGACCAACGCCATTTGTCCCAAATCTGGGACACCCGCTAGAGTCAGCCCGTGCTCGTAACATGGTTTGCCGCCGGGGCTGCGGCTGTCTCAATAGTCATCCGCAAGCGAACGTGGCGCGTACAGGGCGAGCGCGGCGCCAGCATCACCGTTCTATCCCTCGGCCTCGCCGCAATACTGCTCAGCGAATACAACGGGCTCGGCCCAATCATTTGGCAGGCAACAGGTTACGGATATCTCGACGACTTTGCCGGGCACCTCCTGTGGATGGTCGGGTTTATCGCACTGCTGCATCAGGCGCTATACCGGCTAGTCGACAGCGACGAGCAGCGCCAGATATTCGACGCCCTGGTGCGGTGGCCGGTCACCCTGATAGTGCCGCTCATGCTCAGTGCGATGTACGCCTCGACCGCAATGCACTCCGACGCGCCGATCGCTGGCAGTGTCGCCAACGCCCCGAACGTAGGCCCGTGGCTGTGGTTCTATCGGATCATCTGGTACGGCGGCATGATCTACCTCAGCGGCGTGCTTATCCGCGTGCTGCGCATCGTGCGCAACACTGGTGGCGGCCCGCAGCGCATCGCCCGCATGTACCTGCTCGCCGCGTGGCTCACGCTCGCCGCCCTCGTCGTGCGCGTTGTGTCATGGTGGGACGCCCTCGCTGTACTCGGCCATATTCCGCCACTCGCCCGAAGCGCAGCAACGGTAGTCATCGCGACGGCCGCCGCAGCGTCGTGGCTCAAGAAACTGCGCGGGTACCGCAGTCTGCTGCGGGGCACCCGCACCTCGCGACGCGCACGGCGCCGCGACACGCTGGAATCTCACCGGCTGCGCGTCCTGCTCTCTGCCGGGGCGATCCTCGACGACGCCCAGGCCCCGCGTGAGCCCGACCCCCCGCCGCCACACCAGCCGCTACCCGCCACGTAGCGACACAGCCCCAGACAGAAAACGACCCCCGGCGTCGCCGAGGGTCGTTCTACTTGTGCGCCTTTACTATTCGTCGGGCGGATGCTCGGCAGGCAGCTTGCCGAAGCACTGCACGTCCCGCGCGAGCGTGAAATACATTGTCGCCAGCGCCGCCAATGCCGTGACGTCGACCATTATCGCCGTGTGCGTGCCATCCTCCGCGCCGTCGTCGAGTTCTGCGAACAACTCCTGAGCCTGCTTTGCATAGTGCCGCCCGGCGGCCCGCCACTTACGCACGCTTTCCTCGACCGGCTCGCGGTCGACCTCTGCCATCACGCGCGTAACACTATCCCGAATATGGGACATTCGGACCGTCACCGGGAGCGGCGTCGCGCAGTGATGTCGACCACCTCGGCCAGCGGCCCGCTGTCGGCAGGCTCAGGGTCGGTGTCGCCATTGACGACCAGGGCGCCGAGGTGATCGAACGCCTGTCGCGCGAGGTCGAGGTCGACGTGCTGGTAAAGCTCGGTCGTCGACGCCTTACTGTGCCCGATCGCTGCGGCGATCACGTGCCGGTCGACGCCGTAATGCAGCAGCAGTGTCGCCGTCGTGTGCCGGGCGCGATGCAGGCCGTTGTTCTCACCCTTGGCGACAGGCACCTCGGCCGCCGCCAGCAACGCGTGCCACACCTCGCGGTCGCGGTTCGGGTCGATCGGACGGCCGTCGACATGGTGCCAAACGAGGTTGTGTGGGTTGGGCTGCCCGGCGGTGGCGGCCTGGTGCTCGCGCAGCCGGTCGGCAAGCGGCTTGATCATGGGCAGCACACGCACGCCCGCCTTGGTCTTGGGGCGCGTCAAAACGAGCGACCTGTGCAGCACTGTGTGCTCAGTTCCCGGCGGCAGATCCCACCGACGCTCAGGACACCAGCCGGGGCGCACCTTGCCGCACGGCCATGCGCCGGGCTCGCCGTCGTCGGTGCGCAGCCGTTCGCCACACCCGTGCGCCTGCGACAACTGTTGCAACTGCCACGGCACGATCAGGCGCGCGTTCGCGTAATCGACGCGATCCCACGTCAAACCGAGCAGTTCGCCCTCGCGGGCGCCGGTCAAGAAAGCAGCCTGCCAGCGGGCCGCCAGTAGTGGGCCGTCGGTTGCCGCCGCGTCGATCCGCTCGGCCGTGCTCAGGATGCGCTGCGCGACAGCGAGCGGGAACCCCTCGACGTCGGCGGCGAGGTGCTTTGGCTTCTTTACGCCCTCACACGGGTTGCGATCGAGGTAGTCCGGTATCGCATCCTTGAGCGCCGTTTTAAGCGCCTGGTGCGCCTTCTGCGCATTGCGTGACGAGCCGTGCGCAACCTTGCGCACCATGTCGCGCACGTCGTCGCCCGTGAGCCGATCGAGGCGCTTATGCCCGATGTGCGGCTTGATATACAGGCGGATCGCGCCCTCGTAGTGCCGGTACGTTTTCTGCCGCACATGGTCGCGGTGCACGTTCTCGACCCAGTGGTCGAGGTAGTCGCCCACGGTCATGCTCGGGCTACGTTTCACCGGCGCCCGCTTGGCGACCTCGGCCTGCGCCCGGCGCAGCTTGTCGGCCGCCTCGCCGCGATCCTTGGCGTACACCTTGCGCTGCTTTCGGTTGCCGTCGGAGTCGCGATAGCTCACGCGGCCGACCCACATCTGCCGCGATTCCTCCCAGCGCAGGCCGCCGTCACCGGCTGCTCGGCGGGGTGCTTTCCTGGTCTTGGTTGCCATGCTCTCGGGCTCCTATCCCTCGGGTACGGCGACCAGCATAGTGGACTCACGTGGACTCACGTGGTGGACTCAAGGCCGTTGTTATGCCAGGTCAAATGGAGACCAACGGGCCAGCGTTTCAAGGCATTTCGCCAGGTCGCCCCCTCGTTACCGCAAGACTTTTAATCCGGCATATCCAGGGGAAACGTGCAGGTCAGCGGCCTTAGTGGACTCACAGGTGGACTCACACGCGCCAGGTTGAGTGCAAAACGAGGCGCCTGCCCGCTATCGTTTGACGCGCCGCCTCCGTAGCTCAATTGGCAGAGCAGCTGACTTTTAATCAGCGGGTCGCAGGTTCGATCCCTGCCGGGGGCACTCGCGCCGCCGTCTATGAGTGCGCCTGAGACGCGAAAACGCCCCCGCCGGGCATCCGGTCGGGGGCGCTGTCATCGGGGCCTATGTGAGATATCCGAGCGTTTCCTCGATCGCCCGCAGGCGCGCGTCGTTCTCGTCGATCCCGCGCTGCAGCTTGGCGATCTGGCGCCGCTTGGCGAGGCTGTCCTGCTCGATCGCCAGGCGCTCGGTGCGGGCCGCCGCGATCATCTGCTCACGGGTTAGTTTCGTGTTCACCACGTCGGGCTCCTATCCCTCGGTTCTGTCCTGTAAACGGTACAACTGCGCCCGGCGGGGGCGTCAATCCCGCCGGGCGCCGTCGGGGCTACTTCCCCTTGGGTGTCTTGTGCTTGCGCATCACGCCGTACTGCGTGACGGTCTGCACCGTGTGGCACCCGCCGCACTCGCCGTAGGCGCTGCGGTACCGGCGGTTCAGTGTGCCGTCGACGTAGCGCTTGCCGCTGCCTGCGCACTGGTCGGCGGGGGCGTCCAGGCCGCGGGTGTACTCGACCGGCGCCGACGGAAAGCACTTGGTGCAGAGCATGGCGCCGTGTGCAGCGACGGCCTCGGCCTCAGTCTCGCCCGACAGGTCGGGCAGCCATCCGATCTTGGTTGTGATCCGCAGCGACGAGCAGCCGCGCGAGGCGTGAATGTGACCATCGGGTACCAGGAAAAACCGCTGCCACCCCTTGTAGTTCGCGGCCTCGTGAGCGTCGATCGCCTCGTCGGCCGCGCGCATTGCGTCGACCGCGGGCTGCCAGTCGGCGACGGCCTGTGCGTAGCCGTCGCGGTTCCACTTGACGATCCGCTCGTCGGCGGCCCGCGTGGTCGCGGCGGCCAGGGCCTCAGCGTCGGTCATCTTCCAGCCGTAGCGAGTCCTGTCGTCGTTGGCCGCGCTGTGCAGGCGATCCCGCTTGCGCTCGACGACGGCCATTGCGTCGAAGTACGCGCCGGTCAGTTCGGCGAGGATCGCGTCGGCTGCCTTGGCCTCGGCCTTGGTGTATCCGCTCATCGTGGGCTCCTATCCCGTTCCGCTGTTGGTATACATACAGTAGCACGACTGTATGTATATATACAACCCGAAGCGCGAAAATGCCCCGATTCCGTTGTCAGCGGAACCGGGGCAATCTCGGAACGCGGTCAGCGCCGGGCGCTCACGGCTCGACCGGCATCCTGTGCACGCCGTAGCTCACACTCTTGCCGTCGACCTCGTAATCGCCTGCCATGCTGCCGTTCTCGGCAATCGCGCTGCCCTGCGGATCGACGTCGCCGAGGCCGTACTCGACGAGCTTCTCGACCAGGCGCCCGATCGCGCCGTCACGACCCGCGTGCACCGACTGCCACCCGTCATAGTCGCCGCCCTCGGGGCCTTCGCACGACACGTCGAGCACCCACACGTCAGCCGCGAGCAGGCCGTCGATCGCAGCGGCCATCGCCCTGCCAGCGTCGGCGAACTCGGGACCGATCACGGCCGTGCGGGGCGCCTGATTCCATGCCGCGAGCGCAGCCCGCGCGGCGTCTCTCGCGTCGCTCATGCGCGCGGTCGCTGCCACACGCGGTCAACCTTGCCGCGGTACTTGCGCACGGTCAGCCGGTTGATACCGAGGCGCTGCGACAGGCTCAACTCGCTGGCGCCGTCGTCAACCGACAGGTTCACGACCGCGCGGGCCGCCGCGGTCGCTGCCTCGTACTGCTCTCGGGCGATGGTCAACTCTTCGCCGATCACCTCGGGTAGTTCGGCCTCGTTGGACAGGTAGCGCCCGGCGGCCTCGATCGCCGCCTTGCGCCGGTGCGCGTTCTCGTCGCCGGGATATTCTGCCTCGATCGACTCGACGGTCGCCTGATAGCGTTCGACGTTCGCGGCCGGGATCGTGCGCCGACGGCCGCCGAGGTTGACGGGTAGTCCTTTCGCCACTTGTGCGGCCTCCTGCTCGGACAGCTTTCGGACTGTCATTGTGGGCGTGCTCATTTCGCGGGCTCCTATCCGTTGCGGGTGTTGCACTGCAAACAATACGGCAGCGGGTGTATGTAGGTCAACACAACGACGAAAGGCCCCCCGCCGACGTATCGACGAGGGGCCTTTGCGTGTTTGCCGGAAACCGGCGTTTATCCGAGTTTGTGCAGGTGAGCCGGGGTGCTCGCTGCGCTTGCCGGCGTTAGCTGCCTAGCGGCTCTTGCCGATCTTGTCGAGCAGCTTGCCGACGAGCACGCCGACCAGCTTGCCGACCACGGCCTTGATGATGGTTGCCATACGCTCTCGCTTTCGTTGTTTCCTATTGGGACGTCGGGCGCGTTTCTCAGCGCCCGAACATTGCGGCCAGCCGGTTGAGCGGGTCGAGGCGCTCGGGCAGCAGGTTGAGCAGATGCAGTGCCAGGCCGACGACGACCACGCGGGTTGTCCAGGGCCGGTGCGACAGATAGCGGTCGACGCCCTCGCTCAGTAGCTCGCCGCGGGGGCAAGCGATTTCGTATGCGGCGACACCGGCGCCCAGCGCCAGCCACGCCCGATCGCTGCTGCGTAGCTTCCTCACAGCACGCCCAGGTTCGACACCTCGCCGCCGCGCAGCAAGTAGGTGAACGCACCGCGGCGGGACTCGCCGCCCGACTTCTCACGAAACCAATCGCTGCCACAGTCGAACGTAGGCGAGCACACGATCGTCTTGCTGGCGTGCAGTTCGACGGCGCCGACATGCCAGTGCCCGTGCTGCAGCACTTGGGCCGCACCGGCGGGCTGATTATGTACGGCCTGCTGCGCAAGCCAATTCAGCGCGCCATTCTTGCGCCACTGGTGACCGTGAACGACCGTCACCACAGTGTCGCCGACGGGTACCGTCATGCTGCCAGCCCACGACTCAGGCACGCGCACCTCGACGTGCCCGTACGCCTCGCGGTTGAGCGCCAGGGCGTCGCGCACGGCGATGGCCGCCTCGGTCGCCCAGTTGTCGCCGGGCTTGGTGTTCCACTGCCGATTGGCGTCGTCATGGTTGCCGCCCACGACGTCGAGCTTGACCTCGGGCGCCGCGCGGAACGTGTCGACGGCCTCAAGCATCAGCCGCCGCAGTAGTCGGTACTGCTCGGTGATCGTTTCCTGAGTCAGCCATGAGTTGCGGCCACCCTGTGACACGACGCCTTCCAGGCAGTCGCCGGGCATCGAGATTTGCACGCCCGCGATGCCGAGCGGGGCCAGTGCGGTGAACTGCCGCCGGGCCGCGGTGAGCGACTCGACGAACCGATCGACGATCTGCTCGGTAGATCCGTCACGTGACCTTTTGCCTAGCTGCAGATCGGACGCCTGAAACACGTACCAGTACGGCGCCGCGGTTGCGGGCTCGATCGTCGGCACCTTGCGCGCGTTGGCGATCAGTGCCTCAAGGTCGTTTGCGCCGGTGCTGGCGTCGATCGGCTCGACGCGCAGCTTGTACGACGCCGCCCACCGGAATACCTGTTCCTCAAGGCGCGGCTTGCCGTACTCGTTGAATATCGGCTTGCCCTCGTCGTCGCGCACATACGGCCGGTAGGGCACCTGCCAGTGCTTCTCGGTGAGAATCTCGACGAGCCGGAACCGCTCAGGGTCGCGGCCGACCTGCCGCAGAATCTCGGCGTACTCGGGCGGCTGCCCCGGCTCCTGATACACGGTGCCGGTGTCAATTGTGGCGCCGCGGTTGTCGAACTCGACGGTAGGCCGGTACGCCTCACTCGGCGCAGCGGGTGTTTCCAAGCGATCAGACAGCGACATGCGCGCCCCCTCGGTGATGGTCGTTGATCAGTTCCGAGAACCGGGGGCGCTTGACGCCCAACGGGTTTACCGGATCTGCCGCGCAGGCGCGCCACAACGCCGACAGCGACCCACCCGAGGCGAGCCACGCATCGAATGATGCGCGGTCGCCCTCGTCGGCAGCGTCGAGCCAGCGGCACACCGCGCACTCGGTTGACGGTGCGGGCTGCGGATCGCCCAGCCGTTCGGCCAGACTCACGCGACCCGCCTACTCAGTTCGTCGATCTTGCGCTCGACGGTGTTCAAGCGGCCGTGTGCATGCGCCCTGTCGTCGCGTACCTCGCCGCGCAACTGCCCCACGTCGCCGCGCACGCCGCCGATATCGCGGGTGACGTCGCCTAGATGGTCACGCACGCCGCTGATTGCGTCGCGCAGACCGTCGATATCGTCGCGCAGGTTCGTCGTGTGCGAGTTGGCTACGTGCTCGCGCACCGTATCCATAGTGCGATGCGTGCCGCGGGCCTTGAGCCAGATCGTCACCAGGCCAGCGATATTGACGACCGCCAGCCCGGCGAGGCCGAACCAGTCACCCGGCAGCGACTCAGCCGCCGCGCTCACGCCTCGACCGCCCGGTGCCTACCGTCGGCTATCGCGCGATCCATGCCTGCCGGGTCGGAACTTGAGCGGGTGTTCGTCGCCGCCAGGGCGCCGCCAAGCAGGGCCACGATGGCAGCCATGATCGGCGTCAGGGTCGAGTCCTCGGCCCAGCCAAACCCGACGATGAACGCCTGCGCTGCGGGCAGCAGGCCATACACCCAACGCCGGAACCCGTCGCGGGTGTTGAACCACGCGAGCGCGGGACTGGCGACGGCCAGCAGTAGCCCGACGATCAGCTTTGCGTGATCGGCGTCGGCGATATTCCAGGTGACCATTGCGGTAACGGCGTACGGCGACAGCACGTGCACCTGCAGCCGCAGATCCTCCCACGTGCGGATGCCGAGCCTATCCGCGGCGAACACGCGCACGGCCGCCCATATCTTGCCCAACATGGCGACCATGCTCTCAGCGGTTTGCTTCAATTTCGGCCCCTCCCAGCCTTTATGACGCGAGGGCGCGCATGTGCCGCACCGCGTGCTCGAAATAGGTCACACCGGGCGCAGCCTCGCGCAGGTGGTACTCGATATGCGGTGCTGTCGCTGGCTTGCGGCCGACGAAAACTAGGCCCCGCACGATCGCCTCGACCGCGGCCGGGAACTCGCGCAGCGGCGACTGCAGCAGTTCAATGACCGTGCCGACGATGCCGAGCACGTCCAAGACGCTGTTGAGGCGCACCAGCTTGAAAATCGCTGTCATGTCCTCGCCCACATCGTTATTCGGCACGTTGGCGTAGATGTCGCCCTCGTTGAACTCGTCGACCCAAAAGTCGGGCGTGCCGACGATCAGCTTGTCGGCGATACCGCGGCCCCCGTTGTCGTCAAGCTCGCGCCGTGGGTTGCCGAACGTGGCACCGGCCATCAGCTTGTGCGACAGGTGCTTGAGGCGACCCGTGCGGAACTCGTCGAGCAGATCCGAAACGAGCCATCCGCCTTGCGAATACCCGCATAGTGCGTAACCGGCGGGCACCTCGGCCGACGGCCGGGCCTCATGCTGCAGGACCAGGCTCACGCCCTCGTCGACGCCGATCTTGACGCTCGGCCCCATCGGAAACACGCTCGCCGGGTACCTGCCGATCGGCTGGAAGTAGTACAGATCCTCCATGCGCCGGGCGAGGTCGGCCGGGTATCCGGTCCACATGTCCACGCCGGTGCCCTGAGCGGTCAGCAGAACGGGCTTGCTGCTCACAGTGCGCCGCCCTTCCGCAGTACGCACTCAGAGCCAGCCAGGGCGCACGTACCGTCGCCGCCGTTGGCGACCAGCACACACGGGCCGCAGCCCTGCGCGCACGACACCTTGACCGGCGGGGGCGTCGGGGTCGTCGGGGCTGGCACCTCCGGTGACGGGGGCGTGTCGTCGAGGGTTTCGAGGAACGTCTTTGCGACGCCGACGAGGAACGGGTCGGGCTTGCCGTCGGGTGTCTGACGAACACCCCAGAGCGTCCCGGCAGCCGCCTGCCTCACGCGGTCGATCGCCCACGCCTCGCCGCGGCGTGCGCTGGCTTCCACTCGCTGATCCCAGCCGAATGCGTGACCCGAGATTGCCCGTCCCGCAAAGGTGTCCAGTTCGGGGCCGGGTGCGTACATCGAGCGGTGCGGGAACTGCTTACGCAACTCGCCCGTATTCGGTGCGGCGATCCAGCGCAACAGTTCCAGCATTTCGCGCTGCTCGGCCGGTGTTAGTGCAGACAAGAATCCATCCTCCGTCGTTGTGTCGATGCCGAGGGCCGCCGCGAATGCTGTCGCGGTCAGCCCGTTGGCTGCGTTCATGTCGCAGTTGCCGAATGGCGGGGCGCCCTCGGGCAGCCCGCCGCCGTATCCCTGCCCGTTGGTGTATTGGTGGGCGATCATGCCGGGATATGTTGGGAGACGGCCATATCCGGCCACGACGTGCCGAATGCCCGCAGGCTTTCGCGGCCATAGCCGGTCAAGGTCGCCCGCGTTGCCGTAGCCGATCACCCGGCGCCGGTCACCGAGCCATGAGGCGATCGACTCGTATGCCGCGTTGATGCCGTCGGACTGGTCGCCGGTAATCTGCCCATTCCAGCTTTCGACGTCGATCATTACCGCCATCCGCGGATGCGGTTCGCCTATCTGGGATTTGAGCGTGGCGACGGCCTCGGTCCAGTTCGGCCGCCAGACGAAATAGACGATGAAGAACTTGAGTCGCCCGTCGTCGACCGCCCGCTTGCACCATGCATAGTTGTTCGACCAATCGAGGTCGCGGTGCGTGCCGTCGTTCGACCGAATGCAGATCACCCGGTATCCGGCGTCGGTGTAGGCGTCCGTTACCGGCACCTGCCACTCTGAAACGTCGGCGTATAGGGTGTCTTTCGGCTCAACCTCGCCCACGGGCGTGCCGTCGGCGACGATCGGGCCGGGCAGATACGCCCACGCGTTCGCGTAACTGTGGTCGATCGGCCAGGCGCTCGGCGCCGTAACGAGGCCCTTCTTACTCGCCGACTCGACGCGCATCCCGTCAATCTCGCCCCACATGTGAGACGACGCGCCGCCGTTGCCCTCATGGTGAAACGCGAGCTTGGCCGCTGCATCCGCGGGGATATCCTGCGGGCGCGCAACGCGAATCGTGCCGAACGGGCCAACCTCGCCGATATCGAGATAGCGGTACGACTCGGTGGTCGCCCCCTCGCCCTCGCGGCCCCACTTGAACCGGCCGACGGCCATGCCGAGCACGTCATTCCAGATGCCCGAGCAGTCGGTGCCCTGCCGCAGGTTGGTCTGACTGATCATCCCGCCGTACACGTAGCCATTGCCGAGCCGCGGGATTACGAGGCCCTTAGCGGCCTCGACATTTGCGCGAGTTACTGCCATTGTCAGCCCCTTTCGTTATGCCGGGTCGCCGTAGCTGTGCGTCGGGGTCACGTCAATGACGCCGTTCGCATTCAGGGTTGCGCCGGGATTGAGGGCCTTGCCGTACAGAAACGTGCCGTCGGCCTTGCGTACGCCGTAGTGTGTAACCGCCACGCCTGCAGCGACATTCATCTGCTGCGTTGCGCCGGTCGACGATGCGACCGACCCGACCATTGCCGGGGCGCCCCACGCGAATGTCTTGCGGGCGTAGCCGCCGCCGGTAATCTCGCTGGCGCCGGTCGTGCCGGGGTCGGCGCTATGCAGGCTCAGCACGTTGCCCTGAGCCAGGATGGCGGCGAGTATGTCGAGCTTGAACTGATTCGTGGCAGCCACGAACAGCCTCCTATTCAGTTGTTTGCTGTGATTGGTCGCTGCGGCGGATCGCCGCAGGTCATCCGGTGTGTGGGGACGTCCCGCCGGCGTTAGCTACTGGTATGCGCGGAACCACGCTTGACCACGCGCACCCGCGCCGCCGTCTTGCGTCGAAACCTGCGAGCCCGCACCGCCGCCGCCGGGTGCGTTTCCGGCATTGCCGCCGCTGTTCTGCTGCGCGCCGCCCGCGTAGGGCACGCCGTTGACGGTCTGAGTGCCAGGCGACTTGCCCGCCACAGACGTAATGTCGGCCACCGTTCCGCCTGCGCCGCCCGGCGCGCTGTGAGTGCCCGCCCACCCGGTCGCTACCGCCGTGGTCGCGCCGCCATTGCCGCCGTTACCCGCGCTGCCGATACTGCCGTCGCCCGCAGCACCGCCTGCGCCGACTGTGCCGGTGATTGCCGCTGTGGTCCAAGGGATATCGACGCCACGCTCAAGGGTGACGATGAACCAACCTCCGGCGTCGCCGCCCTTGCCCCACGCCCCAACGAGCGCCATGCCCTTGCCGCCACCACCGCCGCCAAGCAGGATGACGTCGACATACCGGCACCAGTACGGAATGGTGAACGTGTACGCACCGGCCGCGGCGAACTGCTGCGGCAGCGGTGCCGTCACCGGGAACCGTGCCAGCGCATCGGTGTAGCTCAGCGACAGCGCCGGGGCCATCAGGTTGAATCGCTCCTGAGCCGTCGCCGAGGTGACGCTCGTCGAGGTCGCCGCAGCGGTCGCCCTGAGTGCAGCCGCCGCGGTCGACGTCGAGGTGCCGAGCGCAGCGGCCACGGCCTTGACGAGCGCGGTCGACGTCGAGGTGCTCGACGACGCCGCGGGGGCGTCGGTGAAATAGTGCTCACGGGCCGCCGCGTCGAAACTGCTCACGCTCGCCGCCGGTGCGGTCATGCGCAGCAGCACCGCGGCCTCGTCGTGCGAGACGCTCAGGGCCGCCGCGGTCGCGCGGATGGCGAGCGCCGCCTGCGCCGTGCTGACGCTCAGGGCCGCAGCCAGTTCGTGAACGCTCACGATCCAGCCGGGCCGCGTGACCGGCTCAGCGGACGCCGGGGTTGTCGACCAGCCCGCGCCACGGCGCCCGCTCGGCGGGGGCGTTGGCGCCCATGCCATTAGCTTGCCGTCGGGTCGTACAGCACCGGCCAAGGCAGCGTGGGCTGCAGGTCGTTGTGCTGCCCGCCGTCGGGTGCCGACACGCGCCACTGCTGCACGCCGACGGCCTCGACCCGATGGGCGACGCTGCCCGTCTCAGGGTCGCGGCGCACCATGCCGACGGGATCGCCGCCCTTTACGTTGTTCCAGGCCGCCAGAATCGTGGCGACCTGCTCGTCGGTCACCTGGTCGCCGAGGTGCTGCGAAATCACCTTGACGACATCGGGTGTCGCCTCAATCTCTGCCATCTATCCCAAGCTCCTGTTGAGTAGTGAAATGCCGAAGTACGTTCCGATACCGTCGCCGTCGCCCCGCATCGCGTTGAGAATCGCGGCGCCCGCGTCGTAACCCGCCTGCACGTTGTCGCCTGCGTCGAGGTACACGCCGAAACTCGTCTGCGCGTACCGGGCACCGGCACCTGCGCCGAACGCGAAAAAGGCGTATGCGTCGGTGCCTATCCGGTGCGGCACGCCATTCCGGTACAGCACCGGGGCCACGTTCCATGCGCTCGCAAACGCTGCGCTGTCGATCTGAAACGCAATCTCGACGCGATACCAACCGGCAAGTGAAACAGTGAATTTCCCGTTTGCAACGTCGGGCACAATGTCAGGCGTAGCCAGATCCATTGCGTCGTAGTAGTTGACGGGCGCCAGACGCCTGCCGCTCTGTATGCCGACCTGCGCCGTGTTCCTGCGCGACATTTTTGCGCCCGATCCGGTCGCCGCGGACGGGTCCGAATCAGCGCATCCGACGATGGTTGCCTGCGCCGGAACGTTGTTGCCGCCGTTGCTTGTCGAGGATATGAACCCCCAACTGCGCTTATCGACGCCGACCTGACTAACGCCTGCCGTGTCGGTGTAGTCGATAATCCGGTCACTGCCCGAGAACACCTGAAAGTTCCGCAGGCCCTTGCCCGTTCCGATCTGTACCCGCAGGTTGAAGTTCGGATTAGCGGGCACGTTCGACGCAAAGATGTACTGCACGCCGTCGACGAAGCACCCAAGCTCGGCGCGGAAGTCCAGCAGCGAGTTGCGAGTGCCCTTGGCGTACACGAACGTGTTCACGGCCGCGTTGCATCGGCCGAGCAGCCAGTTAGCGGCGCCGTTGTCCATCGGGTTGGCGACCGTGCCCGATATCGTCTGATAGTCGGTCAGCGTGTCGCCCGCGTTGAACTTGCCTATCACCAGGCGATCGCCGTCGGCGACCTTGTGCCACACGGCTTTACCGTTCTCAATGGCGATATATCCGGTACCCGCGCCCGAGTAGGTCAGCGTGAACACGGACGGAAACGGGCCGTTGGGAAAGTCGGAGAACTTGACCGCGTACGACTTTCCGCTGTGCGCGTCGCCGGTCTGCTGACTGATCATGTCCTGCAGTTGCAGGGCGCTCGTCTGCACCTGGTTGTAGATCGTGCCCATTGCGGCCGCCGCGTCGTCAAAGCTGGCGCCGCTGCTGCCCATCCCGAGAAATCGGTTCACCACGTTATCGAGGTGCTTACCGATGTCCTGCAGGATATTTCCGCTAATGCCAATGATGTTCGCGCCGGGCACCGGCGGCATGTTGTTCGTGTTCGACAGTTGCGAAGCGTCGAACGAGCCATCGACGCCGAGGTGCACAATGCGGTTGATCAGATCGCTGATCACGCCGCCGGGGCCGCCCTTCGCCGCGTTGAGGAACTCCTGCCACACGTCAATGCCGAGCAGGTCGGCCAGCCGCGCCGAGAGGCCCTCGACGAGCCGTAGCGGCATGAGGTTGGTCTTGTAGGCGTCCACCTCGTCGAAATGCACTGTTCCTGCGGTCGCCATCTCGCGCACCGTGACTCGCACACGCGCGCTCTTGACGCCGCTCTCTGGCACCGTGTACCGCCCGCTAACGTCTTTCCAGTCAACCGTGCCGGTCTGACCCGTCGGCGTGGCGATCAGGGGCCGCCCGACCATGTTCTTGCCCTTGGCGTCGCTGTACGTGACGAGGCCGACCTCAATCGGGCTTCCGGTAGCGACGAGGCCCGACCACTTGATCGAGCCCGCCACGTCGAGCACATGACCCGGCGTGAGGGCGATCAGGTCGAGGCTCAGCAGATCCTTGATCGTGCCGTCGGCGGTCGTGCGAACCGAGCCCGGCGACAGCTTGCCGACCACCTCGTCGAACAACCACTTGCCCGACGGGTCGATAACCGACGAGGCCGAATCGAACAGGCCGTTAGGCAGCAGACTGGCGACAAATTCGCCGATCTGCGATACCGGCAGCACGCCGATACGGCCAGGGTCGATCGGCCCCCACAGGTTCTCGCTGACCCATGCGACCAGTTCGTCGAGGCTGCCCGCCACGCCGCCGGTGAAACCGAGCACCTGCCCTACCAGGGCGATGATGTTCTCGGGATCGAGTGCGCCGCCGATCAACTCGCCGAGACTCAGCACAAGCCCCTCGGGGCTCGACAGGTCGAGGCCGGTCAGTTCCTTGAGCCCGTTTAGCCACTGCGCCCACAGCGCTGCGGCGTCGAGCTTGGGCAGCTTGCCGGGGTCAGGGACCATGCCCGCCAGAGGGCTGCGGTCGATAACAAGCTGCCGCCGGTCATACGCGCGAGGCACTTACGAACCCCCCGCCTTCTGAGCCTTGAGCCATGCAGACTCGGCGATCAGCCACTCGATCGTCACCTCGGAAACGGCGCCGGTGCCGACGAACTCAAGCCACGTGTACTCATCGACGCGCAGGGGCAGGTGCTCGGCCGCCTTGGGCGGCAGTTCAACCCACGGCACCTCGCGCTCGCTGTACTCGGTGATCGTGAGCCCGTCGAAACCGGCGGCCGTCTCGAACGATTCTCGGGTCAGCCACCGCAGCACCTCGACGTCGGCGCCCGGCTCAATCGGGATGATCGTGCGATAACTCTTGGTGTACGGCATGGTGGCTACTCCCCTTGGGGCACAACGAGGATCGTCAACTGAGCGCCGTTACGGTTGAACACGTAAACGCCGAGCAGGCCGTCGTTGTACAGGTTGACGTTGATTTGCGCCGTCTGCCCGGCGGGTACGAGTGCGACGCCGTTGTCGGGCGCGACCGCCACCGCGGAATCGGAGGGCGTCGAGTAGTGCGGCAGAATGTTCGTCCACGAAGCGATGTTGCCGAACCCGCGGCCGATCAGTTGCCCGCTTGTCGGATTGCCGAGGCGCACCTCGCAGCCGATCGTCAGCGGGTCGCTATCCAGTTCCAGCCCAAAGGCTTTCAGGTGCCCCGTGACATACGGCGTCCAAGCGAAGTCTTGCGCCTCGACCGTGTACTGCAGGATGCTCTGCCGCTGAGCCGGGCCAGTGAACGGCGTAAACGCCGCCTCGGGGACCGAATACAGCCGCGGGTGCTTGTTCACGAAGTCGGACGGCACCCACAGGCCCGTGCCGCCGTCGGGGCGCGGCCTGTCTGCATCCCACACGATCGACTGACCGTTAGTCGGGGGCTCGCTGTTGTCGTAGTCGGGGGCGTCGGTGATGTTCGTCGACGGGCCGACAGGCCCCTGCGGCGACAGCGCGCGAACCTTGATGTGCGGGTTAAGCGATGTGCCGCTGCGGATTACCTCATCCTTGACACCAGGCCCGCGCTCAGACATGGGTATGGTTTCAAACTCGAAAGTGATCTGCGGGGTAGCGCCGGGAGGCCCTGCCGGGCCGGGCCGTACCATCTGGAATGTTGAGCCAGTCCAGACGTACACAACGGTGCCGATCCACCAGCCCTTGCCCTTGTCAGCCGCGGTCAGTTCGTCCTGTAGCTCGACAAGCTCAGTCGGCGATTCCAGCGGGGGCCATTGCAGGTCGACCAGCGGAGCCGGGTCGCCCTTATCGCCCTTGGGTCCGATCAGAACGTCGGTCGTGATGACGGCCTCGCCGTCGACCATTTCGAGCGTCGCCGCCATACCGCCGGGCGTATTGCCGTCACCAACAATGCCCATCCACGTTGCCGACAGCAGCGTTTGAAACAGGGCGACCGCATCACCCGTGAGCCGCACCGGAAGCTCGGCCATGTGTGTTGCTCCTATTCAGTTGTAAGAGTGAAACCGGCGGGGGCGCCGGTAAATTGGGCGTCAGTCGTCCCAGACGATCGACGTCTCGGTGTGCCACGGGGTGCGCTCGTCGAGGTTGGTGCCCTCGTCGACGACCAGGGGCGCGGGTGGCTCGCCGGTCGCGCGGCGAATGAACTCGGCGCGGGCCGCCGCGGAGAGGTGCGGCAAGTCGTCGAGCGTGGCGCCGTGCAGTTCGTCCTCGATCGTGTCGGGCGCGTCGATCGGCACCCACTCGACCGCATCCTCGACGACGCCCGGCGTGGGCGGCATGCGCCGTTTCTTGATCACGGCCGCAGCCGGGTCGACGACACAACCCGCCCGTGCCAGGTGAAATGCGATCACCGGCAGCAGGTAACGGATGTCGTATCGCCGACCGCGGCTGTCGACGGGGTACTGCAGCGCCTCGGCAATGTCGTACATAGCGTCGGCCACGGGGTCGACGCCAGGCACGTGCTCGGGCACGTCGGGCAGCGGGGGCAGTGCGGGTATTTCCACTAGAACATGTCTCCTGATCCGAACAACATGCCCAGCGCGGACCAGAACGCCCCGGCATTACGGGCGACCTGCGCTAGCGGGCTTTCCGATTCCGAATCGTCACCAATCGACAAGGCGAACGTTTTCGGCGTCGACTCGTCGTAATGCAGCTTGATCGCTGACACTTGATCGGTGTAAAAGATCCGGTCTATTTCAAAATGGCACCGCGTACCGAGGTCGAAATCGTAATACAGCACATGCTGTCCACCATTTCGGACGGCCACCTTAAACGCTTGATATGCCCGCGTCTTATGATGGCCCTCAGCTAACGTCATCGCCGAGCTAACCGTGTATGCTGAGCCAGAGCCCTGCTCGAAATGTTCCAGGTAGCCGTACGGACCAGAGCGCAAGGCGCGAACTGGATCGGTCACCTGAATATAGGCCAGCAACATGTTGTCAAATTGACCCTGGTAAATTTCCTCCAAACCGGACGAGCCCGGCTGTTGGTAGGCACCTGCAGGCCCCGCCTGAATAATCGCCGACAATTGACTAAGGGCATACTTAATCAAAAAGGTCTGAGTTTGATTAACCCAGCCGGGCGATTTTCCGCCTGTGAGAATTTTCTGAGCTTTCGCCCTGAACATCGAATGTTCAGAGGAAATGATTTGCGAATAGTCGCCGTCCCGAAAGACGATATCGGGCACAGCCGGGGCGACGCCCAATAGCTTGCGAATAAACGGATCGGCCTCGCCGTCGCCGTCACGGTCGACGAATACGAGGCTGCTCAGAATGTTGTCGGCAGACACGGCCAGCAGATCGAGGGCGCCGTCGAGTGCAGTGCCGGTAACCCCAGTCGTGCCGCTCATGTCCTCGACGGCCAGGACGATGCAGTTACGGGTCGGCCGCGCGAGCTTCTCACCGACGATCGCGGCAAGCTCGGGGTGCGGGCTGTCCTCATCCTCTGTCAGCCACGTGTACGCCCGTACGTGACACCCGGCGTACTTGAGCAGTGCGTCGCAGACGTCGTGTGCTACCGACCACCGCGACATGAGCACGCTCAGCCGCGACCGATCGAATATCGGATTGACGAACTGCATTTGCACGGGCCAGTTCAAAGGATTGAGGTTCAACAGGTTTGACGCCTGCCCCACCCATGAGCCGGGATTCATCACCTGTGTAGGCAATGCCAGCAGCGGCCAGTAGTTGCGCGCCAGGTTGATGAAACCCGTTGTACTGACGATGGTTCGCGTGTTGCCAGGCAGCAGCCAGGCCCGCAAGGGCTGTACCTCGGGGGCGCTAAACGGCGTGGCGCCGAATAGCAGGTGCTTCCAATGCTCACGGTTGTGTGCACACTCGAATGTCACTGTGCGCTGACCGTTCTCGTTACGGCCAACGCGCACGTTGGTGACCTTGGCGCCCCACCGCCACCGCCACGACCGCCGGTGCGGGTAGGGGTCGATCGTGATGTGCAGATCCTCGTCTTTGCGCACGTCGGTGCGCAGGAACTCGACGAGCCAGTCGTCACCGCGCAGCACAATGTCGCCCTGCCCGGTGTCGTGCAGCATTTCCTCGGCGTTGACCGACTTCTCGGCCGCCACAGTGCCGATGTACTGCATTTGGTTGTCCCACAGCCGAATGAGCGGCTTCTCGCGGGCCTCGGCGTCGATCAGGTCGCGCTTGAGGTCGAGGTACCGATACGCCTCGATCGGATTCTTGAGCGGGTCAGGTACGCCGTTGGCGCCGATCGTCGGCGGCACCCACAGCTTGCGTCCGTTCTGTACGTACATCAGGACCACGCCATGCGGTAGTGCTGCGGCATGATCGCGGTAACCGACCCATTCGGGTTGTCGTGCGCCACCTTGATATTCGCCACGGTGCGCGGGGGAATCTTGCCGTCGAAACCGATACCGCCAGGGATGCGCCGCTGCGCCGGGAGGCGTGCGGCCGTCACGTCGTGCAGCAGCAGATCGAGCAACTGCGCACCGCGCAGGTACTTGTAAATCTGCTCGTCGACCGGATCTTTCTCGGTCGTGATCGTGCGCTTAGTCGGGTCGGTGTCCACCAACATGTACGAGCCGTCGGTCGGGTAGAACTTGGGCAGCTTGACCATTGGGCCTTCGTTGCCGTCCTGAATCGACACCTGCCCGTGCCCGGTAACCATGTACTTGGGCCATGACTCCCACGTTCCGCGGTTCGGGATCTGGATAAGCCCCTGCGCCACACCGTCATTCGCGACGAGGTTGGTCAGGTCCGCCTGCCACGACTTACTCAGCGTGCGCTTGGCGTAGAACGGCCAGGGCGCGTGCAGAACGATGTTGTACTGCTGACTGTTGTTGTCGTGCGCCGTCGGGTCGATCGACAAGGCCGTCTTGCTCGCCTCGGCCAGGATCACCGCCAGCCACCGCCAGCCGTGCGTGCGGGTAAACGAACCGAGGAAACCGGGCACCGTCTCAGACAGAGACGACCACCAAGAATCCTCAATGAACCTGTAGGAGAACGGGTTAGGTTCCTCGACACGCTCGGCGTTGCCGTTCGGCTGAATGACTACGCCGAGGCTGATCGTGCGCTTTTTGTAGTTGACCCGCTCAGGCTTGGCGCCGATCGTGTACGCGCCCTCGCTGTACAGAATCTCAAACTCGGGCTGCATGACGCCCTCAAGCTCGCGGGCCAGGGCGACGCCCTGACGGCCGCGGAACGGCCCGGCGAGGTTCCACACCTTGTTGTTGCTCGGGTGGATATAGACCCACTTGGTTTGCGTCGACCGCAGGTACTCGCCGTTGCGGCCGAGGTCGTGCCAGTTGGTCATCCGGCGCCACGACGGGTGTACCGGATTCTCGGGGCCGTACAGTTCGTTGCCGTAGGCGTCGCGGTCGTACTTCGGCGGATCGAGATAGAAGTCGTCGTGTATGCCGGTGAACTCGGTCACGGCTGCGTCACCCCGTATTCAGTTGTCAAAGTTTTGTTAGCTGGCGCAGCGGGCCGCCGCAGGTCAGAGACCAGATCGACGGCCCGCCGGCTCTTAGCTGGAACCCCGCTACGTGCGGTAGCGGGTGCGCCCGTTCAGTTCGGTGCGCATCGTGGTTTGCACGGCCTGCGGGTCGAGCCCAACAGGACCGTTGAAGTTCACGACGTCACCGGCCGGGCCGGGCAGGGCGCCATTCGCCTGCCCGTGCTGCGTTGTGTCAGGCGCGAACGTCGACATGGCGCCGACGACGCCCTCGGCGAGCGAGGTGCCGCCTGCAACTGCCGGGTTGAACTGACCGGGGGCCAGTTGCGGGCTGCCGCTCTGTGCATCCCATCCGGCCGCAGGATCGCCCACAACGCCCGGCAGTGCGGACATGAGCCCATCGAGCCCGACCGCCTGCCCCACGCCGTCAGCGAAGCCACCAGGCCCCTGCGCGCTGGCGACGTTGTTGCCCGAGAGCAGGCCGCCCGCGAAGTTGACACCCGCCATGAGCGACTTAACCGTCGGCCACTCAAGCGGATTGCTGAATAGCGACCCGTCGAGGCCGATCGACTCAAGCAAGCCAGACACGAACGTCTTGCCGAAGTCAGCGCCAGACAGGCCGCCGCTATCGCCGTTCGCGCCCTCGGTGAACTTGCCGCGCTCGCGCAGTTCCGTATCGGCGTTCGTCACCTCAGTGAGGCGATTGTGTGCCTTGGTTTGCGCCTCGATCGCGTCCTGTAGCTCGCGTTCCTTGACGCTGAGTGAGTGCTCGGCGTCGCCGGTGTCCTTACCGGCCGCGCGCATTTCGTCGAGTCGGCGCTGCGCCTTATCACGGGCGTACGTCGCGTCGTCGACGCGCTGGTCGGCGTTCTTGGCCGACGTCGTGGCGCTGTCGACCCTGCGCGACGAGGCGCTCAGTTGCGACTGCGTTGCCGGGCTGTACGAACCACTCGGCGAGGTGCTCGACCCGATGGTCGTCGCGTCGCCGTCGAGGCCCGTAAACGCCTCGGGCGGCAGGTGCATGCGGTTGGTGAACTGAGAATCGTCAGCGCCGACAGCCGAGCCACCAAACTGCCCGTTGCCCGCGGCGCCGCCCATCTCAAAGTGCGTGCCATCCGGCAGCGTCGCCGCCGTGTGCCCGCCACCAGGACCACCGTTGTACCAACCGATCTGCAGCGAGCCCGACGGGCCAAGGCCCGGCTTGAACCCGCGCGCCGTCAGTTCGTCACCCTCGGTCGCCGTGGCGAAACGAGAGCCGAACGGATCACGGCCGGTCGCGTAGTTGGCAATCGCCGACACAGCGCCCGAGCAGTCGCCCCAATTGACGCCGCCGCGCACGTACGGCTTGCCGTCGACACCGCGCGCGAACTCGACCAGATCGTCGGCACTGACGAGACCGCCCTCGGCGAACCGCGGCAGCATTCCGCCGAGGATCTTGTCGAGGGGCACACCGGCGTTGAGCGCCTGCAGCAGCGGCAGGTACGCCTGCGTCGTGCGTGCGTTGGTGACGAACTCGCCGTTAGCGACTCGCACCATTGCCGGGAACCCGAGAATGGAATCGCTTGTGCCGGTGCCGGGGCCGCTGATACGGCCGCCCTCGGCGTAACCGCGCAGCGGGCGCGAGCCCTGAATGTAGCCGCCGTTCGCAGCGCCACCGAGCCCAACCGCGTTCAGCACGGCGCCGCCTGCGCCCTTGAGCGCATCCGTAACGGTGCCAATGCCGTTCACGATCTTGTCCCAGATACCGCCAATCGCGCCCCACACGGTCGTGATGACGTCCTTAACGGCGTTGAACGCGTTAACGATGCCATCCTTGAACACGCCGACACCCGCGCCGATCTTGTCAAGCGCCCCGGTGAACAGATCCCAGATCGCCGACACGCCAGCCCACCACGTCGAGACGACGGCGCCAATCGCGTTGAATGCAGGCGTGGCAACGTTCTGCCACAGCCACATGATCTTGTCGCCGACCCACTGCACAGCAGTAGACGCGGCCGACCAAACCACCTGCACGCCTTGCCACCACACGCCGATGACGGCCGCAATGCCGTTGAACGCGGGCACGACGACGTTCTGCCACAGCCAACCGATCGCAGCGCCCAACACCTTGAGCGCCGTCACTACGTTGTTGAACTGCCACTTGACGAGCGCCGCGTAGAACCGGCCGAACGCTGCGACTGCAGGCTGAATGAAGTTCCACACAGTCTTGATCGCATCGCCGATGGCCGAAAACGCTTGCTTGGCAACCTCGCCGAGCCGCTGCATGCCGGGCTGTATCTGCTCCCACGCCTTACCGAGCGTGTTCTTAATCCACTCCCACGCCACCTTGACGGCGTTCGTGATCGCGGGCCAAATCTTCTCCCACAGCTTGCGACCCGTCTCGGTCTTGGTGAAGAACGCCCACAGGCCCGCGGCCAGCGCAGCCACCGCCACGACAATGACGCCGATCGGGTTAGCGGTCAGTGCCGCGTTCCAAAGCCATTGCACCGCAGTAGCGATACGGCCAGCGTTCGAGTAGGCGAGCATCGCTGTGTTGTAAATCGCCATGCCGATTGCCATTGCCTTGACGGCGCCGACCGTGACGAGCAGCAGCGGGGCCAGGGGCGCGAGCCCGGCGACAATCGACGCGATCGGCGGGGCGATCGTGGCGAGCGTGCCAGCCCACGGCGTGAACGCCGCGACGAGCGCGGGCAGCACCGGCGCGAGGCGCTCCATAACCTGCGACAGTGCGGGCATGAGAATTTGCGCCATCTGCACCAGACCCGGCACGGCCTGCTGAATCGCAGCGCCAATCGCCTTGAAACCCGGCGCGAGGGCCGGGGCCGTCACGCTGCCGATCTGCCGGATACCGCTGATCACCGGGCCGAGAACGCTTGCAATGTTCTCGATCTGCTGCTTGAGCGTTGCAAACACCAACTGCATTTGCGTGCCGTCGATGTTGCGCAGCCACTCGCCTGCCTTGAGCAGAGCCTCGTTGATCCCGGCGCCAGTGCCCGCGAACGTGTTCGCCGCGGTCGTTGCGAACTGAATCAGGCCGCCGGTCAGACCAGCGAGGCCCGACTCGCCGAGGAAGTTCTGAAAGAACCGATCCGACGCGCCGATCATCTGATCGAAAACGCCTGTCGCGGCCAGGTTGTTGACCGTTCCGGCGACCTCGCCGAACACGTTGCCCACCGTGGTTGCCAGGCCGCCCAACCGGGGCCGCAGGCCGTCGAGGGCGCCGCCGAGCCACACAAACGGATCGCTCAGCGACTTGCTGAAATTGTCCGTAATCTCTTGGCGCAGTGAACGAAACGCCGTGAGCAGCGGGCCGAGTCGCTCGCCGATCATCTTGTTAAACGTCTCGTCAGCGTCGGAGAATTGCTTGTTAAATTCCTTGGCGCCGTCGGCCAGGCCCTTGAAACCGAGCTTGGCGACGATCAGTGCCGGGCCGAGCAGACCGGCCACCGCGCCCGCCGCCACACCCGCCGCGGAGCCGACGAGGGTCAGCGCGCCGACGAGGACATTGCCCAGCGTCGTGGCGAGCGCCGAACCGACGCCGATCAGCAGCGAGGCGCCGATCGTGAATAGGGCCATCATCTTGGCCGCGCGTGTCATAAATGACAGCAGCTTGCCGACTGCGGCGAGAACGAGAATCGCGGACGTGACACGCGATATCTGTCGGGCCAGGCGACTGGCAAGGCCCGCGACCACCGCGAGCGCGCCTGCCAGCTTGGCGAGGCTCACACCGGCGACCACCTTCAAGGCCGTGGCACCGGCGAGCAGCGACATAGCCATGCCGCGCGTGAGCCTGCTTGCCACGCCGACGACGGTCGCCACGGTCCCGACATGCCTCACGACAGATCCGGCCGCGGCGCCCGCCAGCTTGAACCCCGCTGTGACACCGCGCAACCCGCCGCCGATCCCGGCAGCAGCAGACGAGAACCCTCGCCTAAAGCGGTTGCCGTATTCACGGCCGTCTCGCTCGCCCTGCCGATGATCGACGCGCGGGTGCACAGTGATGTTGTCGGCCGCCTTGGCGGCCCGGCGGATACCCGAATAGACCTGACTCGTCTCGGGAATGACTGTCAGGTAGTACGTTGCGGCCACTACGCCCCCTCTGCTGCTGCCTTGCGCTTGCCCTGGTGCTTTTCACGCCAACGCTTTTCACGCTCGGCGCGCATCTGTAGGAACTTGCCGACCGTCGTCTTGGTTGCGACGGTCGAACCGACCTGTACGTACTCGGAATCGGTGTCTTGCTTGTCGCCGTCGGTGGGCCGCGGGAACGGGTCGGGCACGTGTCGCGGATTCTTCTTTTGCGCATCCTCGGTCCGCTGCCACAGCCCAATCTTGAGCGCGTCGATTACGTGCGCGAGCAGGTAATCCGTTGTATTCCAACCCTTCTCAAAGGCATGGAATATCGCCGTGTTGGGAGGTGCTGCGAAGATGAATGCGTAAAGATCGGCCCATGACATCGTGCCGTCGTCGAACTCGCGGCCCGCGACGATCAAGTCGCGCCGTATGGCGTCCTCTACCTGCCGCGCCGCCGCGCAGACCTGCGAGATTTTCCCTCAATCAGGCCGCCGTCCTTGCCCCATGCCTCGACGTACTCATTCCAAGACTTCTCGTCGAGGCTGTCGAGGATTTCGAGAGCGCGGTCGCTGGCGTGCATTTCGATGAGCGCGAACGTGCGCTCAAGGTCCGACAGGTGCGCGTGCTGGCGAATCCATCCCGGCGGGGGCTTGCGCAGGCACCGCTTGACGGCGATCGTCGAGCCCTCGGGGAAGTCGGCGACGCCGTACTCGGTGTCGAAGTTCTCAGCGTCGAACTTGCCGACGAACAACTCGGCGCCCTCGGGGTACTCGTCGCGCCATTCGTCGAGGATCTCGTCGCGGATCGCGGCGAGGTCGTCATCGAGCACCTGGTCGCTGGTCTGCTCGGTCGTCTCGGTCATAATGTGTTGCCTCTCTGTGTTTTCCTGGGATTCCCTGGTGTCGGTAGAACGGGAAGCACCCCGCGCGCCCACCAGGATTAAGCGCGCGGGGTGCGGTCTGTGCCGGTACTAGACGGCGACGGTTACGCCGTCGTCGCTGTACTGGATGACGTGGTTACCGTCGGTGCCCTTCAAGACCTTGAACGTGGGCTCAAAGGCCATCGGGGCGTTGTGAACGAGCTTGATGTCGGCCAGGCTGGAAAGCTGCGCGATCTGCGCCACCTGCCGAATGATCTTGTCCTCGTACACCGAATCGAGGACCAGGCTGCACCGCTTGGGCAGCTTGGAGTTGATGAGCACCTTCATGCGTGCGCCGTGCGCCTCGGTCGCGGCCGTGGTGGACACGTTGCCCGCGCCGAAGATGGCGGCATTCACCTCGGGCGACAGCACCTGAAACAGGCTCATGCTGTACTCGATCGAGAACTTGTCTCGCAGCGCCCCGATTTCGTCGCCGCCCCACACCTCAATGGGCGTGGTCTGGCTGTCGATCTTGACGGTAACGCCGTCTGCGGAAACGAAACCCAGATTCTTGAACGCATCGGCGAGGGGCTCGTCGACGTCCTCGGGCAGTTCCGTGCCGAACGGCGCGAACCACAGGCCGCCGACCGTTTCCAGGTCCGACGGCGAGGCCGCGAACACCTTGCTTGCGTCACCCAGAGCCGTGGGCGTCACGGGTCCGGTCATATTGCACTCCTATCTGCGCCCGCGCGCGGGCACTGTGAATCACCCCCGAACCCGTTTGGCCGAGGGAGGTACTTGCCTTGGTGTGTTTGCTGAATTAGGCCGCTACGGACGATCGCCGCAGGTCAGCCGTGGTGCTCGAGGTGCTTGCCGGCGTTAGCTGCGCTCGGGGCGCAGGCCGATCGTCCAGAACACGGCCGACTGCATGCCGGGCAGCGGCACGCGCTTGTCGTCGAGGCTCGCCGGGCCAAACTCATGCTTGGCGCCGGTGATCCACACCTCGCCGCCGGGATCGTCGGCCGCCGCGGGCACGACGATGTGCCTGTGCACGGCGTGCAGCATCAGCCGGTGCAGCAGATCCGCGTTGCGCTCAAGGCGCACAAGGTCGTCGTCGAACGTGCGCAGCCGAATGAGGCTGTGCTGCAGGAACACGTCGGTAGTCGTGCCAGGCCGCGACAGCAGCGTGTACGACGTCGGCGAACCCTCGGGCACCACCTGAGATACCGGCAGCGGATTGCTGCGGGCCGCCAGTTCGTCGAGCAGGTACCGGCGTGCGGCCGTCAGCGGGCCGACCGGCGGAACGAGAACGGTCACGGGCCGAGCCCCGCAGACACCTGCATGAGCGGGGCGACGTCCTGCTCGGCGGCCACCGCCTCGCCCGACTCGGCTCGCACGTACACGCGCACACGGTCGCGACCGACGCGCGTCTCAGTCTCGTAACCCTCGCCCGCGCCGTCGATTTCGGTTTGTGAGTCCGCAATCGCGGCGGCCTGGTCGCGTAGCTCGGCGCCGATCCGCTCGCACTCGGCGATCACGCCGGGCATGGTGCGGATCATGTTGTGCTCGCTGTACGGCATGTCAAGCGGTCGGTATGGCATGTTTCTCCACCTTCCGCAGAATCACGATGTAGCCGGGCCGGAATCCGAACGGGCCGCCGTTGTAGTCCTCGACGTCGCCGTGCACCTTGAACTGGCGACCTAGCCAGTCCTTGACCAGATCGCCATGCGCCCAATCGCTTTCGGGCGTAACCATGCTGTACTCGGTGACGACCTGACCGGCCTCGGCGGGCGTCATGCTCGGGTCATTAACCCGCTTGCGCAGGCTTGTTACCTTGCGCGGGAACGTGACCGGCTCGACGACCGGCTGCCCGGCGGCGTTCTCGCCAGTCTTGAGGGTCGTCGTGTGTTCGACAGTGAACGGCGTCGGGAACATCAGTACCGCTCACTGCCCATCGAAACCGACGACATGCCACTGCAGTACGGCCGCAGCCTCATTTTCATGTCACGCGTGAGGAACGGCCGCGGCGAGGTACCGCCCTCGGCGAACGCGACACCGAAACCGTCAGCCGACAGGTTCGTCGTTTCCGGCAGTATTTCCTTGGGTCGCGTCAGGACCGCCGCCACCATTGCCGCTGTCACTCGCGTGATCGGTCCCGGCGTCGGGTCCGGTACCAGGTTCGGCCACAGGTGCCCCGTTACGAGGTCGCTTGCCTCCTGCAGCAGATCGCTTACGTCCGTTAGTGGTTCGGCCAGATCCGGCCGCTGCAGCGCCCTTAGCGCGGCCTGCACGTCGGCCGTTGTTGCCAGTGTCATTGCCTGCCCCCTCGTCGTGCTCGGTCCAATTGGGATCGCCCGCGACGAGCGCGGCCAGCAGGGAACCCGAAGGTGCCCCGATGGCCGCGCCCGTCAAACTGTGCCGATAGCGCACGGGAGTGCTTAGCCCTCGTCGGCCGGGGTGACGACGCCGACCGGGGTCTTGTTCGCACCCGCCGAGGTGGCGGAAATGCCCAGCACGTAGGCGAACCGTGCCTTGAGGCGCAGGGCCACCATGTCGCGCTCAGCGAGGTTGATCTGATTCTCGCCGGTGCCGAGGGTCGCCTGATCGAGGAACTTCACGGTGATGTCCTGCCGCACGCCGATCTTGACGCGCGAAGCGTCGGCGATCACGGCGACGGCAGACTCGGGAGCCCACGCACCATTGCGGTTGAAATGGGTGTTGAAGCCCAGGAACGAGTTGTCACGGAACGCGAGGTTTCCGTCGGCGTCGCGCACGTTGGCGACCTGGTACCGCAGCGCGAGGCTGGACAGCAGCGTGTCGGGCGCCCACCCGGCAAGGGCGATCTTCTCGGCGACCTGGTTGGACGCGCCTACGAGGTCGCTCTCGTTGGCGACACCGGGCACGTGCTCGACGGCCTGACCGGCAGCCACCGCGGCCTGCAACAGCGCCGGGCTCACCCAGGATGCGGGCTTGTCGGTGCCGAAGATGACCGCCTGGTCGAGCTTCTTGCCGATCGCCTGACCGCCCAACTCGGCGACCTCGGTCAGAACCGCGACCGTCGCGTCGTCGATCACGTTCTCGTGAACCGGGATGATCACGGCGAGTTCCTCCGCGACCAGGGTCCGGTTGGCCCAAGTGACCTTGCTCTGCGGCTTGACACCCTCGGGCGCGGTCGCCGACTCGCCGACCCAATCGGCCTCGGGCAGGGTCGCCAGGACCGGCAGGTGCGTGGTCTTGGTGCCCATGTTGACGTTCTGGAATGCCGACAGGACGGTGCTACCCTGCTTCGCGGCGGCGAGCAGCGTGTCGCTGTACGCCTCCTGAATCAAGGTAGCGACCTCGGCGCGGGAAATATCAGCCATTGCTGAACCTCTCTATTTAGTTGTTGTTGTGACCAACCGCCGAGGTCGCCCCCGTACGGAAGTTGTGAACTACTCGCCAGATCGCAGGCGCCGCAATGCTTCTGCGGCCTTCACCTTGGGATCTTGCGAGCCGGAATCGGCGCCCGTTGCGCCGCTCTTGAACCCGCCACCACTGCCAGCCGGGTTGCGCTTCTGCTGCTTCTCCGGTGGCTTGGGGGCGTTCTCGTCGCGCCATGCGATCAGCGCGTCGGCAGACGCGATCAACTCGGCCTCGGTCTTGCCCGTGAGGGACGCGACCGGCACGACCTTGCCGGGACGATTGGCAACGCGGTCGCGCAGGCGATCGAACTCTGCTGACTCGGCGCGGGTTTCGGCCGCGGCTGCGCGGTCGAGCGCCTTCTGCAGTTCGGTCTTTTCGCCCTCGCGGATTGCGTCAAGCTCACTCGCCTTGACCTTGAGGTCGTCGTAATCGGCGTACTTCTGACGTTCGCGCAGCGCGCGCTCGCCTGCGATGCGGTCGACGTCGGCCTGCGTAAACGTCTTGCCGTCGATGCCAGCGCCGCCCTTGTCGCCGCCCTTGTCGCCGCCCTTGTCGACTGTGCCGCCCTCGGGCGTTTCGGCCGGTGATTCGTTGTCTGCCATAGTGATTGCTCCTGTTGTGTTCCGTTTAGGCTCGTCAGCCATCAGCCAGCCGTTTATGCGCAGGCCGTCCGCGCTGCCCGGCGCCTGTCGGCCGGGAAACTTGTTAGTGGTCAGTCGGTGCGGGCGTTTTCGTACGCCTGCGCCGCTGGCGATCGGTTGAGCATGTCGAGCAGCATCAGCCGGTATCCGCGGCGCCACATGCGCGCCGGGGCGCCGGTGCCCGCGTACGGGTTTGGGTCGCCGACGGCCGCCGCGCGGCCTGCTCGGTGCGCTGCGATCAGTTCGTCGCGGTTCATGCGTTGAAGTACCCGACGAGGGCGTTTTGCTTCCAGCTACGCCCGTTTAGAATCGCCTCGCGCAGTTCGGCTTTCGTGACGCGGCCGTTCTCGTCGAACCACTGCGCCATTTCCTCGCTCATCCACTTGCGTGCGGTCGTCTCGTTGACAGACCAGAGCTTGCGCGGGTCGATGTGCCGCGAGCCAGCGCCGTACTTCTTTTTGAGCATGACGCCGTTCGTCGCTTCCTCGGCTGCCCAATACTGCTCGGTGACCCGCTCTTGAAAGACCCAATAGAGCAGTTCCTCAAAGCTCTTGCCGGTGTGACCGTCTGCGCGAGCGTCGCGCATGAAGTTGCGCCGCACGATGAACTCGTAATCAAGACCGAACGCCTCGGCCTCGGCCTCCACCTCGTCGTAGCCCTGGTCCATAAGCTCGCCCATGCGATCCCACTTGGCGCGCGTTGCGGCCTCCTTCTCGGCGGCCTTGGCGGAAGCCTTTGCAGCAGCAGCATTTTCGCGGGCCTCGACGCGTTCCATTTCGTCGATCAGCCGGTTTTGCAGATCCTCGTCGCCGACTTCGATCGCCGCGGATAGCTCGGCCTCGATTTCGTCTAGGGTCCGTTTCGGCTTGCGGGTGCGCTTAGCCTTGGCCGCCGGTGCGGGCTCGGGCTCTGGCAGTCCCAGCAGCTTGGCGATTTCCTGGTCGGCGCGTTCGTAGTAGGCCACCGCGTGCCGGTGCTCGTCCTCGGCGTCGAGCCACTGCCCAACTCGATGCAGGCGTGTGCGCTCATTGCCGCGGGATTCCATCGCCCGTGCAATCACGTTGGGAGACAGCAGAACGCCGTCAGCGTCGCGTGAGACGGCCTCGTAATCGGCCAGCCAGTCGTGCACGTAGGCAGGCGTCGCGTAGTCGACGCCGTTCTCGCGCAGCGGCACGACGAGGCACTTGCAATGGTCGTGCCCCTTGGCGTCTCGCCGGTGCGGGGCCTGCGTTGCGCTTGCCTCGCTGCGATACAGCCCCGGCGCGGTGCGCTGGTCCATCGTCAGCACGCGGGTAGCGAGCATCCGGCAGTATCCGCAGGCGTTCGCACTGGCGTGCCGAACCCACCGAGACCCCTCGCGCTCGGCGTTGCCCAGCACAGTGCGCCGTGACGAGTCGAACACGGCCCGCGTAGCCGTGCCCCGCAGTGCCCGTAGCGGATCGCTCTGCAGCAGCGCCCAGCGTCCATTAGCGGCAAGCTGACTCGGGTCGGGCAGCGCGGCGGGCTCAGGCGTGAAAGCCTCAGCGCCGCCGGGCTGCTCGGCGTACCACTGCGTCGACAGGTCGGCCGCCGCGGCGAGGAACGGATCGGCGAGCGCCGGGTAGGCGTCGGTGATCAGCGCCAGGCCCTCGCGGCGAGTTGCCTCGGCGAGGCGCGGCACGAACGTGTCGACCGCGCGGCCGACCCGCCCCGCTAGCTCATTAAGTACGCCTTGAAACTCCGGTACCGCCGTCGTCATCCGCTGCGCCCTCGCCCTCATCGTCGGGCGCCTCGTCGTCGTCGAGTACCTCGTCGACAGGTGGCGCGTCGGGATCTTGACCAGGGGTGCCAGCGGCGAGCAGCTTGTCGACCAGATCCTTTGCGCGAGTGCCGCGCAGGGCATCCTTGATCGCCTGTATCTGCTGCTGCGTCATGCCGGGCACCATTGGCAGCAGGTACTCGATCGGTACGCCCTGCTGCGCGAGCTTCACCACGCCGTCGACCACGGCGCCGAACGAACGGGCCTCGGTGTCGCGCCAGATGACCTCAGCGGCCGGATCGGGCTGCGTCTCGCTGTCGGTGTCCATTTCGACAGCCAGGCGCATGACCTGCTCCCACGATTCGCCGAAGCTCTCGCGCTTGTTGGCGAGCTTCAACTGCTCGCGGTGCTCGGCCGCCGCCAGCGCCTCGGCTGACACGTTCACGACCTTGACCTGCGAGGGCGATATCTGCGCCTCCATGACGACGTGCTCCACCATTTCGGCCAGAACCGCGTTGTACGGCTCGACCGACGCGGGAGGGAACGCCTGCGCCTTGACCTCGGGATCTTCAAATGTCCAGACGCGCAACGCCGATGCCTTGAGCACCTCGTTTTTGCTGCCGGTCCATCCGCTGATCACGCGCTGCGGGTTGGCGCCGAACCGGCTCACAAGCAGCCGGTCGAAGTTCACACAGTTGATCGCCTTCTGCATGCCGATCAGCGGCTCGATTTCGCCGACGATCATGTCGTCGGCGTCGCGGTCGTTGACGAAACGCACGACGGGGCAGACCGGCTTACCGTCGTCGGTCGCGCCGTGCGCGATCACGTCGTCGACGTTGCGCAGCGTTACGGGCTTGGTCTGAATGTCGGCCATGCCCTGCGCGGTCGTCGGTAGCTCGCCGAGGTCAAGCTCGTACATGTACCGCTCGTCATACAGAACGCCGCGCAGGTGCGGCTTGGCGTCCTTGTTCGTGACCCACGTTTCAAGGCCGTACTGCGGCCAGGCGTCGAGCACCGGGTCGTCATAGACGGCGATCAGCCGCCGCGGTGACCGGCACCGAAACTCGGGCGTGCCGTCGACACCGGGCGTCACGACGACGTACGCGGCGCCGTACTGCACGGCCGGGCGATGCACCTCGGCCTGCCGGGCGTCCATGCGGTTGGCCTGCCAGATGCGCCACGCCGGGTCATTCTTCTGCGCGGCGATCGTGCGGTACCCGACCACGCTCAGCGATTGCGCGAACGAGTTGCGGATCATGCGCAGAATGTTCTTAACGCTCAGGCCCGCAAGCTCTTTCACCTCGTCGCTTGCCTCGTCGGGCACGCTCGGCTTGCCGCGCTCACCCTTGGTGTACTCATAGATCCGATCGAACTTGCCCTTATCGGCGACGTGTAGCTGATACATCTTGGCGACTACATCGCCGATCGCCTCACGGTCGAGAGCGTCCTCGGGCCAGTCGATTTCGGCCTCGTCGTCGAGCGCCTCGTCGTCGACATACGGCTGCGGGATCACACGGCCCCCTCTCACACGAACATTGCGCCGCCGCTGGCGCGCTTGGGTGCGTCGAGCGCACCGAGCAGAGCCAGGCTCACGGCGACTAGCGGATGGATTACGCACGTCGGGTCGCGCCGGTCCCAGCCCCAACCGCCCGCGTCGCGGATCGGTCGCTTACGGGCGCCCTTGAGCGCCTCGGTAACGTCGGTCTGGTCGCCGTGCGTCAACGTGTCGTTGTTGACGTTGTTCTCAAACAGGCCGCACGCCTTAGCCATATCGCCCGCGCCGGTGACCCGCACCTTGACCTTGCGCCGTTTTAGTTCGGGCACAAGGGCTTTGGCAGGGCTGGCGTCGTCGATTACTACGGGCATACGGCGCCCGGCGCGCTCGACGATCCAATCGACGGCCGCCGCGGTGTCGGTGCCTGCCCATACCTGCTCGACGTGGCGACTCTCGTCGTCCATCAGCCAGCACGCGCCGATCGAGAGTGCGCCGCCGTGGGACATGTCGACGCCGAGAGCGCTCGGCTTCTCGCCGTCCTCGGGGCCGAACTCGTCGGCAAGGTCGCGCCACACGGTCGCCTTGACGACGGCCATATGTACGGCGATCTTGTCCCAGATGCCCATTGCCTCGCGCCGAAAGCTGTCCATTGACAACGCTTTTCGCATACGCATGATTGCGCGGCGCGACGTCCGGTGCGGGTAGCTCGGATTCATCTTGCGCCACTGGCGCTCGTCGTCGGGGTCGGCGTCCTCGTCGGCCGATATCTCGACATAGCCCACGTCGTCGGACTCGCCGTTAAGCGCGTCGTTGCGCAGGTTGGTGAACACCTCGCCGGGATCGGTTGGTTTCGGCGGCGTGCCTGCGAACAGAATCAGACCATTGGGCGACGCGTTGGTCGCTGGGATCATGTCATCCATCGCGTTTTCGGTGAGGATCTGAGCCTCATCGAAAATCAGCACGTCGACCTTGGCGAAACCGCGGCCGAACCCTTTCTCACGGGCGCCGAACAGGATTCGGCTCCCGTTGGTGAACAGCACGGCCTCTTTACCGTTGCCGGTGAGCACCTGCTGCACGTGCGGGGCGATTTCCTCACGCTTGGCGAGGCCCTGCATTGACTTGAACGTCTCGGCGGCCGTGCGCGTCCGGTGAGCGGTCCAGATAACCGTTGTGCCGGGCGTCATCTTGCACAGCGCGAACACGACCGCGCCGAGAAAATAGGTCTTGCCGGTCTGGCGCGGAATCGACATGGCGAACATGTCGGCCGCGTACAGCCCGTCGGATCGCTTGGCGCAGACCAGCTTTCCGAGGTCGTCCTGCCAGCGGTCGAACTGCAACCCCATGTTGACGTTGCACTCATGGCGCACCGACGGCCACGACGTCGAGGTGATGCCGTCGGGCTTGATTACGTGGCGAGCAACCTCAGATAGCCGCAGCGGCTCAGACGTCCGAACCATCGAAAGCCTCGTCGGCCGGGGCCTCGGGCTTACCGTCGCCGTTCTGCTGGCGCTGCAGGTCTATCGTCTCGATTTCCTTTGCAATTTCCATCGAGCGACGGGTGAGCGCGGCCAGGTCGCGCGCGGGCGTTTCGGGGTCGGCGATTGCCTCGACCACCCGCTCTTGCATGGCGACGAGTAGGCCGTAACGGTCCTTATCGGCAGCGGCCTGCGTGATCGACTTCGCGGCCATCAGCAGCCACCGCCCGCCAGCACCGGGCACACCTCGCCGTGAGCCTGCGCACGGTCGGCGAGGTCGGGTGTGGTCACGTATACCGGCGCCGAATCAGCGCCAGGCTCGGGCACTGCGACCTCGAAACCGATCGACAGTACGATCGGCTCGCCGCAGGCCGGGCACGGAACCTCGATAGTGCTCGGTGCTTCCATTGGTCTGTTCTCCTGTGTGTTGGTCGGGACTAGGGCACGGCGTTGCTCAAAACGGCCTTTCGGGGCGTTGACGTGCAGGGATAGCCTTTTGCCGGCGTTAGCTGGCAGGGGATGAAATGCGAAAGACCGCGCCGTGACGAGACGGCGCGGTGAGTGCGGGCGCGACAGGAATCGAACCTGTAACCGGCGGCTTTGGAGACCGCTGCTCTACCGGGTTGAGCTACACACCCTCGGTCGTCGCGTCAGGCGCGCGGCGGCCAGTTCCAGCAGCCCGGCGTCGGCTCGGCCGCGTAATCCGCGAACCGGACGAACGACATTCCGTCAACGGACAGCACGCACAACGACACAAGGTCAGGGCCTAGCGCCTGCGTGACGATGGCCGCCAGGGGCTCAGTCGTGACAGCCGGATCGTCGAGCGACTCATAGGGCTGGTAGTGAACGATGCGGCCGACAGTCGGCGTCATGGTGACCTCTCAGAATGGTGGCGGGCCGGAATGGCGCCGCAGTTCGTAGACCTCGCCGCATGGGCTGCCGAGCAGCGACGGCAGTAGCTCGCCGTACTGCTTCTCGGTCAGCGGCAGGGCGCCCTCGTCGAGCAGCAGCGCGTCGAGGCACAGACCGCGGGCGCCGGTGCGCTTGGAGACGGCCAGGGCGTTGCCGAGGCCAAGCTCGGCGATGATCGCCTGCGCGCGAGGCAGCGTCGCCGCAACGACGCCGATGCGCCGGGCGCTCACAGGTGTGCACCCATGTGCGCAGCCTGCGCAGTGGACGGTGCACCGGCGCTCAGGTGCGCGCGCACTATGCGCCGTCCTGCACGAACTCGTACAGGCGCTCGGCCGTCTCGCGCACCGTTGCGTGATCGTCCTGCACGCCCGACTCATGGATGCGCACGGCCAGGCCCACGACGTCGAGGCGCACGCGCTGCTCGGCGATCCGCGCGTCGACGGCGGCCTGACTCTCGGTGAAGGTCCAGACGGTCGAGGCAGGGTCAGGTGTGGGAGTGTTCACGATCGGGGGCCTTTCGGGTTTGCGGTCACACCGGCAGCGGTCGTTGCCGGGTTTGGAAAAAAATGCGCCGACCTGCGGCTTTTGGAAAAAAATGCCGGGGAGAGACGGGTGCCT